CTCCAGCAGCAGCGCACGGGTTCCGCCGTATGAGCGGCCGAGCCGGTCGGCGATAGACCGGATCGTGCAGCCTTGCGCGTACAACTCCGCAGCCTGCTGGCGGACTCGTAGGCGTTCGGCGCCTTTGGTGTAGGGGCGCTTCTTCATGGGTGGTGCCTTTCTCGTGGTGGATGGGGGTCCCGGGCCTCGCGCCGGGGGAGGTGGCGGGCTCCCGGGTGGCGGTCGGCGCGTGGGGGTCGGGCCGACCGCCGGTTCGGGTGGCTTAGAGGAGGTCGTCGAGGATGAGCTGGCCGAACCAGACGAGGACGGCGACGAGCGCGCCGATCCCGGCGGTCCAGTACGGGGAGGCCCCGGCGGCGTACGCGATCCCGGCGGATGCGGAGCCGAGGAGCAGCCCGGTCATGAAGCGCTTCACCGGAGGATCCCGGCCGCGCGTGCGGCAGTCAGCCACCCGGCGAACTCGGCGGTGATCCCGTCGTACAACTGGGCGTCAGTGACGGCGTGCGGGTTCGCGGCATGAAAGAACGACGCGTTGTCGACGGCCCGTCGGCGCAGGCCGTCGAGCTTCTCCAGGAAGTCGACGCGGCCGCCGAACCCGACGAACGCCCAAAAAATCGGCAACGTGGACGCCTCGCGGAGCAGCTTCTCGGCGGCGCGCCGGTCGTTGGGTTCGCCGTCGGTCTGGAAGATGACGAGGCCCGGGTCGGTGGCGCCGGACTGCTGGTACTCGGTGATCGCGGCCTGCATTCCGGCGACGTAGTCCGTCGAGCCCCAGTGCACCTTGGGGTGGGTGCGGTCGATGATCCCCGCGTAGTTGTCGAGGCGGGCGTCGTCGTACTGCTCGACGTGCGAGCCGAAGAAGATGACGGGCACGGCGCCGTCGTCGTCCAAGTTCACGGACAGGCCGAGGGCTTGTTCGGCGAGGCGCTGCACGGCGCCGTTGGCGTAGTAGGGCTGCATGCTGCCGGAGTGGTCGAGGACGAGCTGGACGGCGGCGCGCTGCCCGGCGAGGCCCTGCTTTTCCAGGGACACGGCGGCGGTCTTGGCGAGGTTGACGAGGCCGGGGGCCTGCTGTTCGACCTTGGCGAGGTTGATCATTTGGTGTTCTCCTTGTGGTGGGTGCCCCGCCGGATTCGGGTCGGCGGGGCGCTGTTGTCGGGCGGTCAGGCGAGGTGTTCGTTCTCGTACGCCTCCGCCGCTTCCGCCGCCCTGGCCGCGAGGGCGTCCTCTGCGCACGACTTATGCGCCGGAGACCGCTTCGAGTCGCGGAGGTTCGTCGGCCGCTGGCAGTACCGGCATGGCTTCTCGGTCCATGACCAGTGGCTTGCGTCGCGCCAGTCGAGGAGCGGCGGCGGGTCCGGGCCCGCGGGCTCCCCGCTCACACCAGGGCCTTGGTGGTGCCGGTGCGGCGCAGCCGGTTGTCCGCGTCCGCGTTCGCCTGACGGCACGGAGGACACGGCGTCTGGCCAAGCTTGAGATGCCGCTGATAGCCGGGCCGGGTCCCGCACCGGGCGCGTCCCTCGCTGTCGATGAGGTGCGCGGGGAGGTGGCATTCCTGGCTGCGGCAGTCGACTGTCACGGGGCCGTTCGGGGTGTGGCCGCGGTCGAGGGTGAAGCACAACTGCCGGGGCGTGTACGTCTTCCCGCAGAAGCTGACCTTCCTCGGGCCAGTCCAGGCGAGGTGCCCGCCGTACAGGCGCACGGTGTTGTCGTCGAAGATTGACTGCATGGTGCGGGGCTTGACGGGCCGGCGGGTCTGCCCGGCTTTGACCTCGTCGGGGGTGAGGTTGCGGCGTGCGGCCTGGCGGAGCAGACCGCGGCGCTCCGCCTCCGACATGCCGCCCCACACACCGAACGCCTGCCGTGTCGCCAAAGCCCAGGCCCCGCACGCTTGAAGGACCGGACAGCCGGAGCAGATGACTTTGGCGTGGCGCGTCTGGGCGTTGGCAGCGGGTGTGGCGCCGACAGGGAAGAACAGCTCGGCGTCCTCGTCGCGACATGCCGCGGAGTCGCGCCAGTCGGTGGCGCGTGGGGTGTCGGGGACGGCGCCGGTGTGGTGGGTCATGACTGCTCGTCCTCTCGCTGCTGGCGGATGGCGTCGCGGAGCCGGTCGCACCCGGCGGCGTCGGCCGGGGGAGGCCCGAGTTCTTCGAACAGGGGGGCCAGGCGTGCGAAGTGGGCGTCGAGGTGCGCGTCGAGGTCTTCGAGGAGGCGCAGCCCGTCGGGGCCGACGTCGTGCTCCTCGTCGTCGCCCGCCCAGGCGGTGAGGATCTGCCAGGCCAGAGCGAGCGCGGTGAAGACGGCGATCGTGGTGATGGTGAGGGCCTGACTGGTACTCACCGCGCGATCACCTGCTCGCGGTCCGGCCACGCGCAGCCAGCCAGCGCCGCACGATGCCCATCCGGAACCTCAGCCAGAGGCTGCTCGAGCCAGTGCAGACCCATCGCCCGCAGGATCAGCGCGTCCGCCTCGTCGTCAGACTCGAGGACCGCCCCGTACCGGCGGCGCGCGGCCTCGAGCACTGCGGTCTTCCTCGAGCCTCCGTTGCCGGTGGCGTACTTCGCTCGAGCAGTCGGCGAGATCACGGCGACGGGGATGTCCCGCTCGAGGAGCGCGGCGACGATGCGCCACCACAGGCCGCCGCGGTCCCAGGTGGATCCGCCGGGGGTGGTGTAGCTGACGGGGCCTTCAGCACACGCGAGGTCGACGGTGCCGACTTCCTCGAGGACGCGGGTGGTGATGTGCTTCAGGCGGGCGTTCCGCTCGAGCAGGCTGTCTTTGCGGCGGCCTTTGGTGGGGACTCGAGTGGTGCCGCCGAGGGTGGCGATGCCGGTGCCGGTCAAGGAGATGTCGAGCCCGGCGACCCGGTAGAGGCGGGGCCGAGGCCCGGCCGCCGTGGTGGCGACCGGAACCCGCGGGGTGAACAGGGTCGGGGTGGTCATGTCATGCACCACCCGGAGTCACAGGCACCATCGGCTTCGTCGAACATCGGCAGCAGGTCGACGCCGTCCGGGATGGCCTGCCGCAACGGCTTGTTGAACCGGGTCAGATAGACGTGGTCCTTGCCCCGCTCGTCGCGGCGCTCGTTGAGGAGTTCTTCGAGCTGGCACGACTTCTCGAACAGCTCCGGCTCGTCGCGCCGCTGGTCGTGCCACGTCTCCGGGCGGTGGAACGGGCAGAAGAAACATGAGCTCTTGGGCGGCACCGGCAGGCCTGCCTCGCGGATGATGCGCGCGCAGTCGGTGCGCCTCAGGCCGAGGTCGAGCAGCGGGTAGGTGATGACCTCGTGCGGCTCGGTGCGCCGGTTGTTTGCCCGGTGGATCTCGTCGACGCTGATGCCGATGCCGATCACGGCCGGGGCCGTGGCAGTTGCGCCGCGCCGCTTCAGTTCCTTCCCGATCACCTTGATCTTGAAGTCGGCGGTGCACGACCGCTGGCCGGGCGCCCCGTTGGACATGCGGACCGGGATCGGCAGCGAGCGGGAGCCGGGCCGGGTGAGTCGGCCTATGAGGGTCTCGACGCTGCCGTCGCGCTTCACCCGGTCCAGGACGGCGAGCTCTATGCCGTGCTCGGCAGCGAACGGCCGGGCGTACTCCTCGACGTACCGGAGAGTGCTGGGGTTCTCGGAGTCGTCGCCCACGTTGGCCATGAGGAACAGGCGGAAGTCGATGCGCTCCTGTGCGGCGAGGACGAGGAGGGCGGTGGATTGGACGCCACCGCCGTAGCTGATGGATCTCAGGACGGTCATGAGTCCCCCAGGGTGGTGGTGCCGCAGTCCCAGCAACGCCGGGACGTGTCGCGGTTGACGGCGTGGGCGGTGGCCCGCTCGCAGCGCGGGCAGTCGGCGTCCTCGTGGGTGGCGATCTCGTCCGCGTCGAGGAGCTGGCTCAGCTCCGTCTCGTTGAGGACGACGTGCGGGATCGGCACCGTCTGTTCGACGAGCGGCTCATCAGGCAGCAGCAGCACAGGCCGGCGCGGGCGGTGTTTGCCGGTGGGGGCGACGATCTGCCGCAGGACACGCAGTGGGCTGGTCACGAGACGTCCGCCTCCTTCCGGGGGTGGGGCTTGTCCATGCGCCGCGACTGCCAGGCCGCGCCCGCGCGGACGGCGGGATCGTTGAGGCCGAGGGCGTCGTCGAGCTGCTGCTCCAAGTGCTCGATCCGGCGCTCCAGGCCGGCCATGTGGGCGACGTCGGTGCTGTCGTCGAGGCGGCGGGCCAGTTCCGTGTTGCGGCCCTCGAGGCGCAGGTTCGCGGCGTGGAGGACGGCGTTCCGGGCGGCGAGGACGCGCCGCTCGCCTTCTGCGTCGTCGTGGCGCGCCTCGGTGTCCAGAACGCGTTGGCGTAGCTCGGCGATCTCGGCGTCGCGCAGACGGCGGGTGACGAATGGCCAGTTCACAGGTCGGCTCCTTCCAGGCGTGCGAGCTCGATCTGCAGGTCGACTCCGGCGTCGGTGAGGGCCTGCTGGAGTGCGTCGGCGAACGCCTGCGGGCTTTGCCACGCGGTCGACGGATGACCCGCGGCGGCGATGCGGGAGGCGATGACGTCCTTCGCGCGGGACAGCTCCCCGGCCACCTGACCGAGCGCGCGGCCGGTCGCGTCGGCGTCCGCCTTCCAGGCGTCCCGGTCTGCGATGAGTGCCTCGTTGCGGGTGGCGAGGCTGCGGACGCGTTCTTCGAGGCGGCGACGGGACACGATCACGTCGCACCCCCACGCTGAGCCGGAATCAGTGGCCACTCCGGTGCGCAGTACGCCTCCGGATCCGACTTCCGCAGGAAGGCTTGCAACCCGGTCTGCTGCTCCGCTCGCCACGCCTTCTGAGCCGCGTACAACTGCTGCGGGCCCATCGCTGCGAGTTGCGGGTGGTAGTCGAACTGGGCGTCCGTCAGCAGCAGCGCGGCGAGCGCGTCAGCCTCCGCGGTGTGCCAGTCGGTGAGGGCGACGCCGTAGCGTTCGCACGTCGGCTTCAACTTCCGCAGCCCGGCCCCGCGGAGCCGCTGGACGCACTGCCGGTCGATGACGTGCGGGTCCAGCAGTGTGAGCGGCTCGCCGTCGAGACGCTCGGCCATCGTCGGCAGGCCGTGCCGTACGAGGTCGTAGTGGAGGATGCTCCAGTCGAACGACTGGTTGAACGCGATGACCGGCATGCCGTAGGCCAGGGCCTCGGCGAGGCGTCCGGCGATCTCGTCGAGCGTGGTCTTCGGGTCGGTGCCCTCGGCTTGCGCTCGCTCGTCGGTGATCCCGTGCACGGCACTCGCGGCCGGCGGGATCGGAACCTTCGGATCGATCAGATAGGAGAAGGTTCGGTCGGGGAGCCCGCCGCCGCGTACGACCAGAGCAGCCGTCACAATGCGGGCCTCAGTCGGACTTACCGACGTAGTTTCCGTGTCCCACGCAAGTCGACGAAGCTGATTGAAGTTCATGCGGACGTGCCCTTCGGAAGGAACCGGCCGGTCTCGGGGTCGTGTCGACTACCCGCGTACGCCGACGGGCGACGGTTCTTGGCTTGCGTGGAGTAGTCCGTCCAGCGGACGTTGTCCGGCTCGTAGCCGCGGTCGTTGTCGATGCGGTCGAGAGTCATGCCGGATGGCCGGTCACCGACGTCAGTAAGGAAGTTGGCGAAGTCCCGCCACCGCTCGCACACGGTGATCCCACGACCGCCGTAATCGGCCCACCTCTTATGCGTGGGGCGCGTGCAGCGGCCGACGAGGTCGGTCCACGTCATGTAGATGGAGGTGCCGCTGTAGCCGTGCCTGGTGTGCCGTGCGAGGAGGATCTCACTACGCAGGCACCCGCAGGACTGTGTGCGCCCCCATTGCCCGAGAGGGAGGGAGTGGTCCTTGCCGCAGTCGCACCGGCACTGGATGCGCGGCTCACACGGGTTGCGCTGGACGGTGACGACGAGGCGGCCGTATCGCTCGCCAGCGGGGATGATGCGCGGGGTCACTCGGCACCGCCTGTGGTGATCTGCGGCAGCGCGAGGTGCGAGAGCGCCCCGGATCGCCAGGCCTCGGCGATGGCCTCGCGGCCGCCGTCGACCGGCCGCACCGAATGCGTACGGCCGCGGGTCGCCTTGATCTCCACGCCTGGCACGTCGAAGACTTCGCCGGTCTCCTTGTCGGCCCACTGCGCAGTGCCGGCCGCGGTCATCTCCGCGAGGAGCGCGGTGGTGTACGCGGGCCGGACCTCGATGACGAGGCGGGAGACGATGTTGGCGGGACTGTGCTCGCGGACCCAGGCGAGGAACTTGTCCGGGTCGGTCACGGTGGCAGCGGGCTTCGGTTCGGTGCGGGAGATGGTGGCGACCTTCGTACCGTCGGGGAGCTTGGCGGTGACGCGGGTGGCGCCGTTGGTGTCGAGGGCTTCCTGCATTTCGGCCTTCACCGCCTTGAGGCGGTCGCCGATCGCATCGACGAGGCTCTTCAGCGCGGCCTCTTCGAGCGCGAGTTGCTGCATGTCCATGTGGTCTCCTGGAAGGCGGGGCGCCCTCGATTGCCGCGAGGGCGCCCCGTGTTCGGGGTGGGTCAGGCGGCGCTGTTGCGGAGCTGTGCGGTGAAGCCGCGGATCGCGGCAGGGGACACGTCGTCGAGCGGCGCCCCGAGGGCGGGATAGGCGGCGGCGTCGATGTCCGTGATGCCGTTCTCGGCGGCGAATTGCCGCAGCTCGGCTACGGCGGCGGCGTGCTCGTCGGGCGCGGGCTCGTCGACGGTCTCGACGTCCACCACGTCGCCGTCGTCGCCGGCCGGGGCCTGCTCGGCGGCCGCCTTCTGCTTCCCGATCTCCACGATCTGTGCGAGGTACTCCGGCACCGCGCCGTCGGCTGCGGCCTCGCGGTAGATGCCGCGTACTGCCTCGGCGTCCGGTGCTTCGCTCGCCTCGTGGAGGTAGTCGCGGCCCTGCGCCGCCGTCTGCGGGGCGGGCGTTTGCTGGACGGCGTGCAACTGCTGCACTGGCGCAACCGGCGGCTCTACCGGGTGGCCGTCCTGGTCCACCCACGCGCCGACTTCCTCCGGCGTGTAGATCGCGCCGTGCAGGACCTCGGGGCACGCCGTGCGTACGCACTCGGAGATGGCGCGCGCCCGCAGCATCGCCCGCGGGTACTTCTCCCAGTTCTGCTTCTCGCCCTTCTGGCTCCGGGAGTAAGGGCGGTTGTTGCGGAGCTCGCACAGTCCGGCGGTGACTGCGTCGTCGTAGGTCCAGGTGATGACGTTCTCGAACTCGGGGTCGTCGGACCGCCAGATGCTGACGGTGCACTGGCCCGGCTCCTGCCGGATGCGGACCTTGTGGCCGGCGTCCCGGGCTCGGGACAGCATGAGGTCGGCGGACTGGGTGGGCTTGCCCTTGATGACGTGGATGGTGTTGATCGTCGTCACGACGTCGAGGCCGAGGGCGCGGCCGTACTCCATGGCCCACAGCACGGAGGCGGGGTTGCGGCGGTAGGCGTCGGGCAGGAGCGGAGTGTCGGCGAGGGACTGGCAGAACAGCCACGCCTCGTGCGGGCTCATGTGGCCGAGGGAGAGGGCGCCGCCGCGTTGGGCGATGGCGGGCGCGTTGCCCTGGCGCTTGACGATTTCGGCGTTCACTTGCTGCCGTCCTTCCGGGTGGTGCGGGAGGCGCGGGTGTAGAACCTCACGCCGGCGGTGTCGTGTTGGGTGATGGCGCCGGAGTCGCGGAGGGTCGCGAGGTCGTGGCGTGCCGCCCGGACGTCGAGCCCGGTGAGGCCTTGGGTCTGGTACCAGCGGGCGACGTCGCCGGACTTCCACCGGCCGCCGTCGAAGGTGATTTCGTGGAGGAGGCGGGCGCGGCGGTTGGTGTCGGTGGGAGTGGCCGTCGGCGCCTGGGCGCTGGCCTTCTCCTCGGTCTTGGTCGCCCGCTCGGCGTCGTAGTTCGCGAGGAGCTTCCCGACCAGCTCGGCGTTGCCGTCGTAGTAGACGGTCAGCGCGTGCTCGATCACACTGCGGGCGCTCATTCGTCGGCCTCCGGGTCGTACTTGGCGGCGACTTCCAGGGCGGTCACGACGTAGCCCGTCGTGCACTCCTCGCCGCCGACCCAAGCGGTCATCTCGGCGACGCCGTCCTCTTCGTCCTCGATCCAGTCGAGGCTGCTGTCCGGCTGGTCGCGGCGCTCGTACGCCTCGCAGTGCTCGCGGGCAGCCTCGGCCGTGGTGTAGAGGCCGAACACGATCGAGTCGTGGGAGGCCCGGAACACCGTCAGCGGGCCGGTCTGCTGCTCGGCGAGGACCTCGTCACGGAACGCATCGAGCATCGAGCCGATGCGCTCCCAGCGGGAGGACATCTCATGAAGGCCCTCGCCGAGGGCGGCTTCGAGTTCATCGCGGGCGCTCACGCTGTCCGCCTCCCGTCCTGCTCCGGAAGCGGGTTCGCCTTCAGGTGACGGCGGGTCGCCGCGTGCGACGGATGCTTGATCAGCGACGCGCCCTGCGACCGCTCCGGGTTGAAGCGGGACAGCGACCGCTCCACCTCGGCCAGTTCAGCGGCCAGACGGTGCACGTCCCGGATCGAGACTTCGACCTGCGCCGTGTCCATCCCGGCGACGTCCTCGACCTCTTCCAGCACGGCATCCAACTCGCCCTCACGGGCCACGCCCTGCACGACAGCGGCCAGTTCGTCGAGTGCGTCGAGGACCTGGTCGCGGGTGTCGGGGTCACCCCACTTGGCGACGAGGGAGACGAGGGTGTCGGTACGGATGGCGTCGAACCGGGCGACGCCGTGGAGGTGGTTGGAGCCGAGGTGGAACGACTGCTGCGGCTTCGACGAGTGGTTCATCGGGCGCTCTCCTCGGTGATGTAGTCGACGGGGCGCACCGAACGCTGCGTCCACGAGAACCGGCCGCCTCGGGCCGTCCGGCGCTGCATCAGCCGCAGCACACCGTGGTGGTACTCGTCCCAGCGGTGCTCCCACTCGCCGGCCTTCTGGTGCTGGGACTCGGCGGCGAGCGCGTAGGCCTGCGCCAGTTCCAGGCTCGGCGTGGCGGCAGTCGGGAATTCGCCGACCATGACGACGTAGACGGTCTTCATCGGGTTGCCTCCGGGCGGGTGGTGAGGAGGATGAGGAGCGCGGCCATGTCCCGGCACGCTTCGCGGGCGGTGAACAGCGCGTGCCACACCCAGGCCGCGACCGGGGCCAACTGGTGGTGGGCGGAGGCGTACGCGCGGTTCAGGTTGTTGCCCGCGCACACGGCGCCCTCGTGCACCGTCCTGGCCGTACGGCGCACCAGCGGGCGCGGGTCGAGGTCGCAGTCCAGCAGCGGCTCGAACAGCAGCAGCCACAGCAGCCAGCCGGTGGCGGTGAGGCCGGTGCCGAGCGACAAGAACGCCGCCCACTCGGCGAGGTCGTGGGTCTGATAGCTCACGAGCCACCGCCCGTCTCGGGCAGGTCGTGCGAGACCCGGTAGTCGTGGTGCAGCAGCGAGTCGTGCGGCTCCTCACGCAGCACCTGCGTCGGCGCGATCAGCCGCGTCAGCTTGTCCGCCGACACCTCAGCGTTCGGGCCCGGCGCCGTGTTGTGCCCGTGCTGCGACTCCGCAATCAACCGCCACGTGGCGACGGCCTTCTCCATCTCGGCCAGCGCGCGCTCCTGCGGACGGTGCGCGGTCGCGGCCACCAGGTCGGCGCGGAAGTCGTAGAAGTCCTCCTCGTCCATGAGCGCGGCCCACGGGAACACGAGCGGGTACGAGCGGCGCTCCACCAGCCCCTCAGAGGCCTTACGGACAGCGTCGACGGTGAACATGCCGCCCGACGTGATTCCTTGGGCGTCGGCCTTGTCGCACAGGTCAAGCACCGCGTCGACGCAGCGGGAGAGGTAGGCCATCTCCTCGGCAATCGTCGGTTCCTTGCCGACGTACTTCGCGCGCTCGGCCTCCAGCTCGGCGACCCGAGCCCGCAACCCACGAACCTCCGCCAGCAGCGCAGCAAGGTGCCCGCTCACGACCGCCGCCGACTTCTCCGGCATCATCGCCAGCAGGTCGAGCGCGCCGATCGCCTGCTCGCGCTCCGACGTCAGCCCCGACGGCTCCGGCCCGACCGGCACCGGCAACGCATCCGCCTGCCCCGCAATCCCGTGCTCCGCCAGCTCGGCCAGCGTCACCATCAGATACGGCGGGCACTTGCAGGAATCCGTCACCGCATACAGGCCGCGCCCGTCCTGCGTCACCGCCCGACGCACCCACGTCACACCGTCCTTCGTGTTCACCACCAGCGGGTCATGCGACGTCGGGGCGCTCATGCCGGCACCCCCGACGCGTCCGCGTCCAGCGCCGCCAGCAACATCCGCAGCCGGATCTCCAGCGTCACCGCCGCCTGGACCATGGCCTCGCGGTCGTGGATGTTCGCGCCCTGCTGCACGGCCAAGTCCTCCCGCGCAAGGCGCAGCGCGATGTCCAGCGGCGGCGCATACGCATCGGACGGCAGCGGCTGATACAGCGCCTCCACCGGCGGGACAGCCTTCGGCCGCGCCTGCGGCTTCTGCGCCAGCGTCATCACGGCGATCGACGCGCCGGGGAGATCAGTAGGATTACTCAAGGTGATCCACTTCCTTCTCTGGGTTCAGTGGGTTGCCGAGGGGCTGTCGGGACCGGGCATGGTCCGGGCGGCCCCGTCTTCTTTGGTCAGGCGGCCGACGTGCGCTCCCGGCGCTTGCGCGCCGACTCCAGCCCCATCCGCCTGAAGTGCGCCCGCCGCAGGTTCTCTGCGACCTTCGCGATGAACTCGTCACCGGCGTCCGGGTGCAGCTCGCGGGCCTGCTTCTCGAAGCGGGCTTCGGCGGCGCGGTTGCCGGGTGCGGTGCGGGCGGTGCGGTCGGGGGTTTTCGCCCAGCTCATCTCTGCGCCGAGTTGGGCGCGGAGCCGGCGTTCTTCGGCGTTCATCTCTCTTCTTCCTCCGTGTTCGCGTTCTTGAACGTGTATGCGATGGGCGTGAAAAGCCAGCCCTGTTCGGCGTCGACTTCGTTGAGGACGGCGTGCATCTTGCTCTGAGGGAGCTTGGGCTGCCGTCCGTGGATCATGTGCCAGATTTTGCTTTTGCTGATGCCGGTTGCGTCGGCGAGGCTGCGTGCCGTGTGGCGGCGGCCGTTTTCGGTAGGGCCTCGCATGAGCCGCTTCAGGAGCGGGGCGTTTGTGAGGCGGTAGATGGGTTCGGCGTCGGGCACCAGTTCCTCCCGTGGCGTCCACGTTCGTGAACATGAACAAGCTAAGCATGGCGTTGCTCTGCTGTCCAGTGCTGTGCGGGAATCGTCCGATCCTGTCCCCGTTTTCCGTAGCGTTCGGCTTGAACATTCGAGGCTGGGGGCGCGTGAGTGTTCTTGAACGTGGACAATGACGCTGACTCGGGCGGAGGTTCGCCCCCCACACCGACCAACCCGCCGGCCCCCGCAAGCGAGGACACGACCATGCAGACCCTCACCGAACTCGTAGCCGACCGCCTCGGCCCGGGACGCCCACTCACCTACGACAAGTTCGAAGAACAGGCCATCGACGAACGCACCGGATACCGGCCCAGCAGGGGAGTCCTGTGGAAAGTCGCCCACGGTAAAAAGGTCCACATCGATCCGCCGCTCATCCGGGCCATCGCCGCCGGCCTCCGCATCCCCGAAGCGCAGGTGCAGGCGGCTGCGGCTTACCAGTTCCTCGGCCTGGTCGTCACCCAGACCGCCGAGGGGATCGCTCTCACCATGCCCGGCACCAAAGATCCGGACACGGACGCAGTGCTACGGCAGGCCGAGCGCGCGCGGAACGAGGGGGAGGACGACTCGAACTGACTGCCTGTTTACATACAACCGACATGTGTTGAAAGGGCATGCATTTATGCATTGCGGGTTCTGTGGCGGTCGGGATGCGGCGTACAGTTCCTGGCTCGACAACGGACGTGCGTGCGGCTTTTCGGACGTTGTGCGGCCAGCACGCACGAGACAGGGGGATCCTGTGGTCGCGCTGACGCTCAATCTTGAGGCGCGCGAGCATGCGCCCGGCACGGCTGTCGCGCTTCACCCTGGCGGCCGCGGCGCGTACGCGTCGTACGACCCTGCGCAGATCAGTGAGGCGGATGCGGTTCGGGCGATCGGGCTGGTTGCCAAGGGCTGCCCGGATGCGCTGGAGGTGTGTACGGCGGGTGGCCGAGAAAGAAGTTCAGTCGAGGGTATTGCAAAGCATGGCGGCTCTTTGTGACCCCCAATGACGGGCTTAAGCATGGCGTTAATCGCTGTGTAGTGCGCGACTATCTTGACTGAGTGACGTCACGGAAAGTGCCCCTGACCTTTACAAACATGGTCGGGGGCACTTTGCTGTCCGAAGCATGGCGCTGCCAGTGGAGATACCACATGGTAAGACCATGCGCAGGGGGCGACCATGACCACCGACGACATGCGCAGACTCCTCGACTCCTGGACCCTCCACCTACGCGCCGAACGCAAAAGCCAGCAGACCGTGAAGACCTACACCGACGGCATCAAACGCTTCATCGCCTGGTGCGAGCGCACCGGCCGCGAGCCTGACCTCGCACGAGCCGTAGTGAACGCCTTCGTCGCAGATCTCCTCGACGACGGCGCAGAGGCTGCCACGGCCCGCTCTCGACAGTTGTCCCTCCGCCGGTTCTCCACATGGCTGGCCGAAGAGGGAGAGCTCGACAGCGACCCGCTGGTGGGCCTGAAGCCGCCCAAGCTCGATAGCAAAATTATCCCTGAACTATCCGACGACCAGCTCCGCTCGTTGATCAAGGCGTGCGCCGGCAAGGACTTCTGGGAACGCCGCGACGAGGCAATCATCCGACTAATGATCGAGACCGGGGCGAGGATCGGTGAAGTCGTCGCCATGGAAGTGGACGACATCGACCTGCCCGCCGGCACTGTGATCGTGCGCCGCGGCAAGGGAGGCAAGGGCCGCAGGGTGCCTATCGGGCCGCAGACGTCTCGCGCGGTTGACCGGTATCTGCGGTTGCGGCGGGCTCACAGGCTTTCCGGGACGCCGGATCTGTGGCTCGGTGACCGGGGTAAGACGATCGGATATTCGGGTCTCTACGACAGTCTGGTGCGGCGTGCGAGGATCGCGGGTGTTGGGGACTTCCATCCGCATGTGTTGCGGCATACGGCGGCTGGGAGGTGGCTTCAGCGGGGTGGGTCGGAGGGGGGGTTGATGGCGGTGGCTGGGTGGTCGCGGCGGGACATGATTGATCGGTATACGCGGGCGACGGCGGCGAAGCGTGCTGCTGATGAGGCGCGGGGGCTGAATCTGGGTGATCTTTGATCGCCGTAGGCTGTCTGTATGCCCTTGAACTTTCCCGCCTCTGGTTCCGTGCGGTCTGCTGCCGTGGTGAACGAGGAGATCCGTGCCCTGTGGGGAGACCGGGGAGATCCGCGCGTGCAGCTCGTCGGCGAGGCACGGGACCGGTACGAGCGGCTGTATGCGGAGTGGGCGGCAGCGGTACGGGCCGAGGTGGTGGAGGCGGCGTAGCTTTTCGTGCTGTCACGAAAAAGCCTGGTCAGCCAGGTTCCCCGCATGGGGAAGCTGAGGTCAGCGCATCACTTCGCCGTCTGGCGAAGTGATGTCCCGCCGTCACGACGAGCCGTCACCCGCGGACAGGTGCTCCTCGAACCGCTGCCTCAACTCACACAGTTCCCGCGCCGTCTCGTCCACCTTCCGTTCGGTGCGTGTCACGGTGTCTTTGATCGAGTGGCCGCCGTTCGGCGACAACTCCTGCACCGCGGTCACGATCGTCACGATCCGCCGGTTGATGCGCCACACGCCGCGGGCGAGTGCGCCGATGGCGATGAGTGCGGCTGCTCCGGCGCCGAGGTAGATGAGTAGGTCCATGGGCCCCTCCGTGGTGCGGGCCCTCATGGTGGTGGGCCGTTCGAACGTGAGTGTGGCATTCGAACGCTCGGGCATATTCCGGCAACATGGGCCACTTGCATCCCGGCTGCATAATGGTATTCAGCCCTCCGGCGAAGTGAATGCGAGGCCAGCATGCAGCAAACCGCACGACGGCCCGGACGCCCCCGCGACCCCGACGTCATCGCCCGCGACGAGACCATCTACCAACTCATCGCCGACGGCCACGCCACCCGCCGAGACCTCGCCACACAGGCCGGACTGGACCGCGACGCCGTCTACCTCTCCTGCTCCCGGCTCCGTAAGCAGGGCCGTATCCGGCAGTGCCTCCAGCACGGCGTCATCGTCTGGTCCGTCGCCGACGACACCCCGTGCCCCTGAGAGGAGACGCCATGGTCGCCATCGGCCAGACCATCAACATCCTCAGCGTCACTGTGTTCCTTGCCGCCGCACTACTCGCCGCGCTCGGCAAACTGTCCGCCCGACTGTTCTTCACTACAGGCGTCGCCACCAACATCGTCGGGCTCATCGGAACCTCGATCAGCGGGAGCGTCTGGGGCGCCACGCTGCACGTGATCGCTATCGGCTGTTTCATCGCTGCCTTGGCCGTACACCGTTTGAGGTCGTCATGAGCATCGTCGAGTTCTTCTCCGCCGATGACGTCGCCTGGCAGGCCGACGCCCCCTGCGCCACCGTCGGCTTCGACTTCGTCCCCGACGTCGAAACGGACGAAGGGCTCGCCGCCGCGCAGGAGTGGTGCAAAACCTGCGACGTCCGCACCCGCTGCCTGGCGTGGGCGATGCTCAACCGGGCCGAAGGGTATTGGGGCGGCACGACCACCTACCAGCGTGACCAGCTACGGCGGGTGCGCACCCGCGCGAAGTGCCCGCTGTGTCTCTGCACGGCACCGGCGCTGGTGTATCAGGGCCCGCACGAACTGTGCCTCGCGTGCGGAATCTCGTGGGTGCGCGACGTGCGTGAGGAACCAATCGCCGCCACACCGCTACCATCGGCCGCAGCCTGAACTGCGAAGGAGCATCACCCGATGCAGAAAATCCCAACCCTCTTCGTCCGTAACCCCGAAGACCGCCGCCACGTCCTGCCCGACGTCACGCCCGGCTGCGAATGGGTGATCGACGGCGAAGGCGTCGCCACCCGCAAGTGGGACGGCACCTGCGTCATGCTCGACGAGCACGGCGCCTGGTGGGCCCGCCGCGAGGTCAAGCCCGGCAAGAACATCCCGCCCGGCTACCAGATCGTCCAGCATGACGAAGCGACGGGAAAGCTCGTCGGCTGGGAGCCGATGGCGCAGTCGTCGTTCGCGAAGTTCCACGCCGAGGCTGTGGAGAACTGTGGCGGTGTTGAGGGCGCGGACACGTATGAACTCCTCGGGCCGAAGATCAACGGCAACCCCGACGGCTTCGACGTCCACGTCCTCATGCCCCACGGCTGGGCCCGGCGCTCCGACCGTATCGACTGTGAAGCCGCGCCCCGCGACTACGGCGGACTCCGGACGTGGCTGCTCGCCCGCCACTACGAGGGCCTCGTCTGGCACCACGCCGACGGACGGATGGCGAAGCTGAAGGCGAAGGACTTCCACTAAGCCGGGACCGCCATGCGAGGATGCCACCATGGCTCGACAGGAATGGGTCCCAGAACTCACCGACGAAGACTGGCGGATCTGGTTCGACTCACCAGACGGCTCGATGGCTTGCCCCGCCGACGGATGCGGACGAGTCTCGGCCGCCTACTGGGACGGCATCAACGAGGTGCTGAAGTGGGCCGGATGCAAGCACCGGGCGTTCGTGCCGGAGTCCCCGCTGATGTGGCCGCCGCCGGAGTCTCACGTACGACGAGGACAGTGAGCGCTACACCGCTACCCGCGTCGGCTGCTTAGGATGCGTTCATGAGCAGCGAGGAAGAACCGGACTTCAAAGACCTCAAGGCCTACTACGAAGGCACCCCCGAAGAGCGCCGCGCCGCAGCCCGACGTCTCGACGAACGGGCGCTCCGCGAAGGGCAGATCAGCCAGGAAGACTTCGACAGGCAATGGGGTCCCGGCGCGTCGCCGAGTTAAGCCGGGACCGCCGTGCGAGGCGTAGCCTGCTGCATCTCATACGCCCTCTGCCAGGCATCGGCCCAACGCCAGGCGTGATCCCGCAACCGGAGCTGCTCGGCGACCGCACGCCCCGCCTCCGACAACTCCGCCCGCAACGCAGCCGACTCCCGCAGTCGCTTCAACTCCCGATACCAAGTCCGCGGCCGATCAGCGAGGATCCCGGCGCCCATCTTGTGCAGCCGCGCATACTCCGCCCGCGGCGACGCCACCCACGGCACACCGCAGGCAGACATCTCCATCGGCTTCAACGCCGACTTGGCCTGATTGAACTTCGTGTCCGCCAGTGGCGCGATCCCGATCCCCAACTCGGCGACGGCGCGCGGCCACTCCTCGATCGGCACCGCGCCGCCCGGCGGATCCGCAGCGAGACCGAGCGCCTTCCCCGCGCCCGTCGGATCACCGCGCATCACGAACGACGCGCCCTCATCCACCAGCCGCGCGACCGCACCGCCGACCACCTCCGGGTCGTTCGGGTGGGAGTGGAACGAACCGGGCCAGCCGATCGTGTCCGAGTCCGTACGCGGCAGCCCGTAGTACATGTCCGGCAGATAGTTCGGCAGCACATGCCCCCGCCCATGCCGCGCGTACACGTCCAACAGGGCAGGCGTCGACACCGTCACCAACGTCGCATCCCGACACGCCGCCGCGAGATTCCGCCACGAATGCCGATGCACCTCCCGCCCCCCGGCCAGCCGCTTCCCCTCGTTCCCGGGATGGTGCATCGCCCACGCCGGATTGCTCGGGTGGATCGACGACAGATCGTCGTCGACATCGACGACCACCGCGACGCCCTTCGACCGCATCACCCCCACGGCCTGCGCCATGTAGGCGTGCGTCACCCGCTGCATCACGACCACATCCACACCCGGCTCGACGAGGACGTCCTTCACAAGGTCGCCCTCCATGACCAAGCGCACCGTGCGCCGCTCCTGCGCGACCACGGTCACGTCATGCCCGGCCGCCGCGCACGCCTCGCCGGGCCAAATCATCCTAAATGAGCCACAGCCCCAACGATCCGCAGGAAATACGACGACCTTCACTCTTCGGTGGTCTTCCGGCGTCCACGGGTCCGCGGCGCCTCCGCCGTCGCCCCCACCAGGGTGTCGGCGTTGACCGGTCCCGCCGCTGCCTCCAGTGCGTCGATCCGCTTGCCAAGCCGGTCGATCGCGGTCGCAGCGTGGTGAAGGTGCTCATGCAGGTCGGTGATCTGCTGCTGCAGCCCGGCCGTGTCGGGCGCCGCATGGTTGGGCTGTCCGACGCCGAGGAGCGCCTGCGTGGCCTCCTCGCGGGCGAGCTTGCGGATACGTCCGTCCAAGGGGCTGCTCATGCTTCCGTGTCCTCTCCAGCGGTGAAGGCATCCCGGTTGGGGACCGCCCAGGTGAATCCGAGCGCGGCGAGGACAGCGATGAGCGCGGCCCATCCCTCGGCGGCGGTCACGGTGTCGTCGATGACTGCGACGGACAGAGAGCCGGACCCCGCGGCGAGCGCAGAGACAACGGCTTTCCAGTACTTCGAAATCCTCATGGGGGATTCCTCTTCCTATTCAGCAAGTCGGGCGGCAAGCAGGTCTGCCACCCGCGAGGCGATGGCGTCCGCGAGCCCCGGGGCCACCGCAGCGCCGAGCGCGGCGAGCTGCGTGTCCGTCAGCTCGACTGGCTTCTGTGCCTCTACCGCGGCCTTGGTGGCGCGCACCAGGTTGTTGGTGTCGGTCTCGATCGAAGCGAGCATCCAGGTCGGGTTGGTGTCCCGCGTCGAGCTGGTCAGCGGCGCGGGCATCCGGTCGTTCCTGAGGACCGCGTCGTACACCGCGTCCTTGCCCGCCTTGGACTTGAGGGCGGTGAGTACGGCGTTCTGGATCTGGTCGGGGGTCACGTCAGCTTCCTGGGGTGGGGTGGGTTTGCCGGTGGCGCGGGCGACGATGCCCGGGAACACGACCTCGTTGAACTGGCGTACACGCGCGTCCCCAGGGCATGCGGTGCCTGAGGTCGACCACTGCGGGAACAGGCGGTGGTAGCCGTATCCGGGGTCGGCCCAGCTTCGGCAGACCCGCAACGTCACACCGTGCCGTTCGTGCATCCACACGCCGAGCCGGATGAGTTCCTCGACCTGCTGGGAGGTCCACGGATCGGACGCCTTCGTGTTCGACGCCGTCTCGACAGACACGGCGCCGGTGCCGTCCGGCCGGCGGTTCGCGGCCGCGTTGGCGTCGGCGCGTGTCTCGGTGCCGATGTACTGCGCGATGTCCCCGTCATAACCAATGCCGAAATGCGACTCAAGCGCCGAGCTGTCCCGCCAGAACTCATAGGTACGCCGTGGCGTCCACGGGGCGACGATGCTGTGGAAGATGAGCTGCGTCGGCCGGATCGCAGGCTGCTGATCGCTCTCCGGCTGGAGTTCCATCTTGGTGGCGCCCGGGTACCAGGCCATCTCAAGCCCCCGTGTGGACGGCGAGTTTGAACTCGGCGAACACCATGCGGCGCGGCACGCTGTCGTTGTGGGAAACCCGCAGTGCTAGCGGCACCCCGGGGTGGACGAAGATCTCGTGGGCTTTGTGCCAGCACTGCATCCCCGGCGACGGAGGCCGGTGCTCCGTCGCGGTCGTGTTCACCGGGTCGTTCGTGAGGCCGAGCGGGTCACGCACGAACTGATCCCGCAACTCCGTATAGCCGCCCGACTCCCACTGGATTACCGCCGTCAGCGAACCCCAGCCGTCGGCGGTGGGCCAGATCAGCCCGGACCGGTCATCGGTTGGCCAGCCGGCCACGGTGTAGCCGTCGGGCTGCTCGGCCGGGTGCATGTTGTGGGCGTCGTAGGACTCTGCGGAGCCGTAGGGGAACCGCACCACGTGGTAGCCGTTTGTGGGGATTTCCTGCGGCTGATTGGTGATCAGCGAGCACACGAGGACGGGCACGGGCGTCTCCAATTCAGTAGGGCAGCACGATCAGGCGGCGGCGGCGGAAAGTCCCCGTCCCGGAGGACACCCGGTACTTCATCGTGAACGTGTTCACCCCAGGCAAAAGGTCGATGTAGAACACTGCGTGAGACGCCTGCAAGAGTGCGCCCGCGTCGACACCACTCAGGGTCAAAGCCCGGATGTCTTCGGCGGCGATACTGCTCGCGCCGGTCACCTCCACGCTGGTCCGCGTGGACCCCGTGCCGTCGTTGCTCTGCTCGCAGCCGAAAATCACCAGGGCGAGAGTGCCGGTCGTCACGGTAACGGTCGGGCCTGCGGTCGGCAGGTCATCGAACGTCGTGGACGCGGTGGTTTCCTGAGCGGCGAACGTCTGCGCGGACCCGACGCGCTCGGCGATTTGGTTGAGTGCTGTGGAGACGAAATAGCCGCCGTTAGTTGTGGCTTTCGCTGGGGCGGTCTCGTTCAAGTTGTCGCGGACGAATGTGTTGAATTGCGCAGCGGTGTATACCGATCCGGCGACCGCTGTCATTGGCGCTGTCCAAGCGATTTTGATCACCCCCTCAGAAAGGCATCACGATGATGCGGCGGTCACCGAATGTCCCGGTCCCCGAGCTGACCAGGTACTTCATCGTGAACGTGTTGCTCCCGGGCGTGAGGACGAGGCCGCCCGCGTACAGCACGGAGGTGCCTGCGCCGATGCGAGTGTTCGCGGAGTTGAAAATGTTGATGGACCGGTTGAGGGCCGGGGCGATGCTGGTCGCGCCGGTGACTTCCACGCCTGCGTATGCGGATCCGGCGCCGCTGTTTTCTACCTGCGCGTGGGTGAGGACGAGCGCGTATGGTCCGGTGTCCACGGTGACCGTCGGGCCGACGGTGGCCAGGTCGGCGAATGTGGTGGACATGGTGGTCTGGGGGGTGAGGACGGTGTCACCGTCCAGTGCGCGTTCGGCGATGGAGTTCACGCCGTCCGCTACGAAGTGCGATCCGGCGGCGGTGGCCAGTGCGGGCGTGGTTTCGTTCAAGTTGTCGCGGACGAACTGATTGAACTGCGCGGCGGTGAATATGGTATTTGCGACCGCTGTCATTGGCGCCGACCAAGCCATCAGGCCACCGCCCCGGTCGGGACGCCGTGCTCGGCGTTCTCTTCGCGCAGCTCATCGACGCTCTGCCCGTGCGGGATGTTGCACTTGACCGCCTCGTCGTGCCCGGCCGGATACCAGATACGCGTTTGCGGAACCGGGCGCAGCATCAGAACGGCGGTGATGTCGGCCAGGTTGGGGGGCCACTCGACCGGCGCGGTGAGCTGGCAGTTGGTGCAGTGGAACTCGCTCTTCTGCACCACCCGGGGTGAGCGGGGGTTGCGGGGGTTGGACAGCGAGTAGAGGTGCTCGGCGCCCCCGCAGTCGGGGCGTGGGCAGTCCGCTATCCAGTCCCCGCAGTAGACGCGGGCGCGTGCCGTGTGCGCGATGAGCTGGACCATGCGGGTGACGGTAGAACCCGCACACCGAAGATCATTCCGGGGTCAGGTGCCGAACAGTCCCGTACCGAACTGGCCCTGCGTCGGATGGTCGAAGATGAACACCGTGTCCGGACTGTCGGCCGCAGTCGGATCGAACACCCCGTCGTCGAAACCCGCGCCCGCCTTGTCGAACGTGAACGGATTGTCCGACGCATCCGCAAGCGCCCGCTCACACCCGAACGTCGCGTAGTGCACCGGCTCCTCGCACACCTCCCCGTCGACGGTCATACGGGTCAATGCCTGCTGGATCTGCTCAATGTAGAAGTCCGCATTCAACCCCAGCTCCCCGTTGCGGATGGTGATCCGGTCCGACAGTGCGCGGGTGAGGATTTGCAGCCAGTGCGGAATGTCGCAGGACACGATCCGCAACTGCACCGTCGGGCTGCGCTCCGCATAGTGGGCGAGCAGCAGTTGAACGATCGCCGCCGAGTCGTTGGCGTTCGGCCACGGCGGATCCTGCTGGTAAGAGCGGCGGCTGTGCCGGCTGATACTCACCGAGTCGTCTGCTGCCACCTGCACGGTGCGGGCGACCGGCACGGCACGGGCCCGCACTTGAAGGTGGGTGATGGTGAGCGCGCCGCCCGCCGCGGTGATGGTGATGGCCAGCGACTGCCCGGAGCGGCGCGACAGCAGTACGACAGGCACACCGGCGCCGGAGTAGACGATGTCGACGCCGTCCGTGAGGTCCTGTGCGTCACGGAAGGGGTCGCTGGCCTGGACGCGTACCTGTACGGACTGCCCGAGTGCGAGGGAGATGACGGTGCCGGATTCCCAGACGACGGACAGTGAGGCTTCGGGTACGCGTTCTTCGACGGCGAATGTGACGCTGTTGACGATGTCGCGCCAGCCGTTGGTGTAGCCGAAGGGTTCGATGAAGTCGAACTCGGCCATGGCTACTCCTTGGCGGTGAGGGTGGCGCGTCCGGGTTCGACGATGAGGCGGAAGCCGTGCCGGTCGAGGACTTCTTCGATCTCTGCGCGGCAGGCGTCCATGCGGGTTTTGGTGTCTTCCTCGACGAGGCGGTATGCCTCGGCTACGGGGTCGTGTTCAGCACTGGTGCCCGTTGTGTCTGCCATGACGTTGTCTCGTTTCCTCAAGGCCCTGCCGCCACCCACGGCCCGGCGAATCCGGTCGCGACGTTGCTGCCGGGGGTGATGGATGCGGGGAGCGCGGTCTGGCCCACGCCGTTGGTTGCGTACCGGTAGGTGCCGGAGGTGAGTCCCATGTTGACGGCTGTGGCGATCCCTGCGCTGCCGGTGGCGCGGGCGACGGTCGGTGCGGTCCCGGCGTTGAAGACCATGGCCACCCAGTAGAAAGAGCCCGCGGTCAGGCTCTGGCTGGCGATGGTGGTGGTCTTCAGGCCGGTGCTGCTGATGTCCGCGTCAACGTTCGTGGCCGCCAGCAGTGTTCCGGCCGAGTTGTACAGTCCGACCTCGTTCTGTCCGGCCGTGGGGGTCACACCCACGGCGGTCACCCACCAGTACAGGCTGACCGCGGCGACCGCTTCCGAGATGTGGACCTTCGTCAGGTAGACGGTTCCGTTGGTGAGGAGGCTGGAGTTGAACGACAGGGTCGGGTCGAATGCCCACGCTGCTACGCCGTGGTTGACGGGCTGGAACGCCCCTAGCGCACCGACCGAGGAGTGCAGGGTGCCCGCCGCGGGGACTGTGACCAGGTTCGCGCCGCCGTTGCGGAGCGTCAGCAGACGGCCCGTCGTGCCGCCGTCCGTGGCCGTGACGAAGATGCCCTGCGCCGCAGTGCCCGTCTCGCCGTCCCGGACCAGGTCGATGGAGATGGCTGCCGCGTTGGCGTCTCCTGTTGCGGAGCCTGAGTGGTTGCGGTGGCTGATTTTCACGGAGCCGCGCGCGTTCTCCGATGCGGTGATCTGTACGGCGGAGGTGAGCGGGTTGTCGCTGATCAGGTTCAGTGCGCTCGCGGTGTCGGTGCCGGAGGTGCCTGCCTGGTAGATCGTGACCGCGTGCTCGGTGGTGGATGTCGTCTTGAAGAACGCGGACCGCACTGCGAGATCGGTCGTGATGCCGCCCGTCAGCGCGCCGCCCGTCTTGCTGTACTTGCCGTCGATCTGCGTCTGCAAGTCGTTGAGGGCATCGTTGAGGGGCTGCCCCCAAGCCGTCTGCCCGATCGTCGGTGTCGTGACCATGTGCGTCTCTTACCCTCCGTAGATGCCGAAGCCGTAGCAGCCGTCCCCATACTCGGTGACGGGGTCGCTGCACGGGTCGCACTCCCCGATCTGCCGGGAGGCGAACGTGGCCTGCGACACGATCGACGCGGTGCGCAGCAGCCGGTGATGGCGGTCCCGGTAGACGAACGTCCCACCCGGCGCCACATACGCGATGCTCGGCGGGCCCTCCGATTGCAGCAGATCCGTCAGCGCGTCGAACGCGTCTTCGTCTTCTGCCCACCACCAGGGCACGAACGTCGCCCCCAGGTCCAGATCCCTAGGGGCGGTCCAGCCGATCTCGTCGAGGATGACCCCGATCAGGGTGCCGGTGCGCTGCGCCTGGTACAGCTCGGTGGACAGGGATGTGCCGCGCAGCAGCGACAGATCATCCAAGGCGGTGATCTCAGCGGACCGGTTACTGCGGTCAGGGTGGACCACCAGATCGTCGATGCGCCCCCGGATCAGGGGATACAAGGTGTTGCTGTAGACGACCTCAGCTTTGACCGGTGCTGCGGGGCCCACGTCATCGACGATGGGAGACTCAGGGTTATCCGGCGAGTAGACACGGTCAGCGTTGCACAGCGTCATCCCCAGCGAGCCCACTCTGGGTGGGGACAGGGCGCGTTCCTGGTCGCGGCCGTACTGGAAGGTGACCACGCCACGCTGAAGAACATCGTCGGTGACGTTCTCATTGGTGTCGTCGAAGTCGCCGTCGCCGTTCCAGTCAATCGCCACGGTGTACCCGTCGGCGAGCGCAGGTGCGACGTTGAAGTCGTCGAACTCCGCGAACTCGCCCGTTGGTGCGCCGGTTACGGTCGGCGAGCAGTGCGCGAGGAGCTGCAGTTCCAGATCGGCGTCCGTGACCCATGCAGGAGAGGCATCGGTGTGCTGTGTCGTCCACTCGCGGCCGTCGGGCGACGTCTCCCAGTACAGGGTGCTGGACTCCTCGCGGACCCGCAGCCACGCGTGGTCGACCGGGTCGTAGGGGATGGTGCGGCCGCCCTCGTCGACGAATCCGACGTGGACGGTCATCAGCAGCAGGTTCGTGACCGGGTTGATCTCGAAGACGATCTGCGTGCCCACGACGTTCGACAGGACGAGGAGTTGGCAGAATGCTTCCGCCATTCCGGTCGCCGGTGGGGGGAATGCGCGTACGAAAGCGTACGAGTCTTGCAGGGTGTAGATGTTGTCGGAGGCGTAGGCCGCGAAGCCGGCATCGCAGGGGACGCGCGCGCGTCCGCCCGTCTCGACGGGTAGGCCGCCGGTCCCGGTGTTGTAGTTGTTGGGCCACTTGGTGGGGTCGACGGTGTTGTCGTTGAAGTCGTCGAAGAGTTCTTGTGTCAGCGGCATCGGCGGTCACCGGGCCCGTGCGGTGGGAAGCCGGCCGGTGCGCTGAAGGTTTTCCATGGCCCGGGTAAGGAAACCTTCCACCTCGAACTGCGAGCCCAGGACACCGCGGTTGGTGAGGTTGAGGCTGATGTTCACCACTGTCGGTGGAGGGGTGGCTTGCGGTGTACGCAAGGCCGACAGATTCGCGGCAACCGCAGTCGGCGACGACGGCGCCGCCTCGCCTGGCATCACCATTGAAGGGGTCAGTGCCATCTGAGTGCGCTCGGCGAGATCGAGTGCAGCACGCCGAACCATCGCCTCGCGTTGGCCGATGCCCTCCGCTAGCGCCTCGCTGATGGATCGGCCGGAGAAGAGAGTCCAGCCCTTCCCGGAGAACGGGCCCTCCTTCGCCGGGGAGAAAGGCAGCACGTCACGGGCGCTCGACAGCACGCCGCCGACCGCGTCCTTGACGCTCCCTGCGAGTGATTTGATGCCGTTGATGAGGCCCTGGATGATTGAGCGTCCAGAGCTGTACAGCAACCTGCCGAGACTGCCCAGGGCGCCTCTGATGCGGCCGGGGATACCGCGTGCGAAGCCGATCGCGCGGGAGGCGCCGCTGGAAATGGCGGAGCGGAACCGGCCGAACGCGGCAGTGGCCAGCGAGCTGATCAGGCTACCGAGCCTGCTGAGCGCGGATCGGATGCGGCCGGGGACGCTGCGGACAAAACCGATGGTGGCGATGGCGCCCTTTACGACGGCAGAGCGGAACCGGCTGAACGCGTCTGTCGCGATCCGGATCAGCCCGGCGGCCAGCGATGCGAGCGCGGCGAACACCTCGCCGGGCAGTCGGGCGACCCAACTGATGATTGCGTTGATGAGGTCGGGGATGATGCTGTTTCCGACCAGGACGTCGAACAAGTTTTGGAAGAACCCGATGATCCCGTCGATCAGCAAACCGATGGTGGACAGGATGTTGGTGACCGTCTCACTGATCGCGGTCCCTACCCCGCTGATGAGTTCTTTGAATGCTGCCCACGCTGCGGAGGCGTCTCCGTTGAGCAGTTCAGTGATGACGGTTAGTGCGGGGACTACGACGTTGGTGATGACGTTCGCCAGTTGGTCGGCGAGGATCGTAGCGAGTTGCCCGACCAGCTCGATCAGCGGAGTGATGACCGGCAGGAGTGCCGTCAAACCTTCTGCAATGAGGATCCCGAGTATCTCCAGTAGCGGAGCCACCGCGACGAGGAGCTCCCCGAACGACTGGCCCAGCGATGCCAGCGCCGGGGCCAGCGCGGTCAAAAGCTGCGCCACGAGGGGCAGGATGATCGCCGTGATCTCGCTGAATGTGTCGATCAGTGGTGTGAGGATCGTGGGGAGCTCCGCGATGATCGGCGCCAGCACTGCGGTGAGGATTTCCCCGAGCTGCTGCAGGATCGGCGCGGCCCCCGCGAACGCCTCCGCGATTGCCTGAATGACCGGGACCAGTGGCGGCAGCAGCGACGCGATCAACTCGCCTACCACAGGCAGCAGCGGCGAGATCGCATCGACGAGAACACCGACGGCTTCCGCGGCCACGGCGAGGACCGGCCCGAGCGCTTCGATGATCGGCGACAGTGCAGCGCCGAGGTTCTCGATCAGCCGCTCGACAGGGGGCCCGAGTGTGGTGAAGACGGGTCCGATTGCGGCGAGCGCCTGCCCCAGCAGCGGGCCGACCGTGCTGGCCAGAGTGCTCATCACCGAGGCCAGTGCGCTGATCGCGTCCTGGAATGCTTGGGTGCCGGTGGCTTCCCGCAGCACGCCGGTGATCTCCAGCAGGGTTCCGACCAGACCAGCGCCTTGTTCTTGGACCGGGGCCATGATGTTGCCGAGGATCGCGAACACATTGCCCGCGACCTCTGCAAGGTCACGCAGCACGCCCACTGCCGTGTTGACCGCTTCTTCCAACGCACCCGACTCGAACGCCCGACCGAGCCGCTCGCCGATACTCGTGGCCGCTCTGCCAGCTCCCGCAGTGAGGCGGTCGAACGCCGGCGCGCCCGCAGCAGCGAGTTGCCCGAGTGCGGTGACGACCTGGGCAGGTACTCCTTCAAGGTTTCGCAGCCCTAGGTTGGCGCCTTCCATAGCGCGGCCGAGTGTGCCGTTGTCGGCCAGCGCGGCGGCGGCCAGTCCGGCGGAGGCGGCCATGTTGCCGAGGCTGTTCGCGGTTGTTGTCAGGTGGTTCTGCAGCTCGGGCAGCGTGGCGGTGGCCACCGTTTTCAGGACGCTGTCCAGTTCGGTGAACAGTTCTTCCTGGATGGTCTGCTGGAATTCGCGGAACGCGGGCGCAAGCTCTCGGACCTGCTCGGCGAACGCGCGTGCCGACGGCGACAGTTTTTCTAGCGCCTCCGCGAAAGCTTCCGCGCCTTCCTCGCTGGTGTCGAACGCGGCAGTGACCGCGTCCCCGACACCGGCCATGCCGAGCTTGATCGCCGCACTCGCCTGGACGACCGCGAACATTCCTGTCACCGCGACCGCCCCGGCTGGCGCGATGCTCTCCAGGGTGGTGACGATCCCCGCCAGCAGAGGCGCCGCCGAGCCCGCTGCGGCGCCGGCCTTGCCGAGGACCCCGGCCACGCTGGCGAGAGCACCGCCGACGCTGCCTGCCACGCGGGTGAGACTGCGTAGTGATCCGCCGAACTGGTCGCCGCCGTCTGCCGCGTTGATGAGTGCCCGGTTGATGACGGTGCCGTCAGCGATGAAGCGGCCACGGATGTCACGGACTCGGCCTTGGGCATCGCGTGAGAAGCGGGCGAGGGCGAGGGTTGCCGCGTCGGTATTGGCGTCGACGCGGATTTCGGCGTCGCCGATGGGGGTACTCATGTGATCATCCCCTTCGCGCGGGCCATCTCCACGAATACGGCGGAGGACTGGTCTGCTTCAGCCTGGTTCCACCACCACGGCGTTGCGGCCTGTGCCGGGTCTGTCTCACGGGTTTCGCTGCCGGGTGCAGCCCACGCGGACACGCCGAGTTGCCCGTCGAACCGTCGGCGGGCGGCGTCGGGCTTTTCGTTGTCGCGGACGTTCAGGCGGGTGAGCATCTCGGCGTAGATGAAGTTCAGCCAGCGGTGGGCTGGAAAGTTGCTGGGATCGATGCCTGCTGTGGCGGCCCGTCCGTCGAGCTCGTGCCAGGTGCCGGGTTGGGCGCACCATTCGGCGAGGGCGAGGACGGCTGTGTAGGGCGTCGGCCGTAGTGCCCCATGAGCCACTGGATGACGTCGGCGGTCTGTTCCAGTTCGATGGGGTTTGCCAGGTCGGAGAGGCGTTTGGTGAAGCGTGTGTGGGATTCGGGGAGGAGGACGAGGGAGAGTGCGTCTTTCATGACGGCGAGTTGCTGGTCGAGTGGTGCGCTGCCGACGTCTGCGTAGCGTTTGGCGAATTCGGTGAGCATGTCGCCGGGGATGGCGGGGGTGGCTTCGAAGGTGTCGTCGTCGATGCGGAAGGTGAGGCGTTCGCGGGGTCGGGTGAAGTCTTTGATGGGGGGTGTTGTGGGTGTGGGCTGGGTCATGGTGGTGACGGTAGGCACCCACTCGTCATGATCATTCCGGAGTGTTAGAGGGCGGCACGCAAAGCCTCCCGGAGAAAATTGTTCGGTTTTGTGCCGGGATGGTTGACGAAACTGGCATACACGACCCGGCCTCCGACAGTGAACCGAAGCACCCCGCCCGGCCTGCGAGGGGAGATCCTGTGCGGCCTCGTCCCGTCGATGACATACAAAGCGGCGGGATGCCGGACGTTCACCACCCCCCGGAACTCGCCGCCCGGGCCGCGCTGGATGGACGCGCGGATGGTGCGGCCCATGCTGCCGGGTGCGAGGCGGATCGCTTCCCGCTCGACACGCTCCACCCGGCGCGTCATGTTCCGGTACACCAGGCCGCCGGGCAGGCGCAGCATGCGTTCCACCCGGGAGCGGTCGAGGTTGAAGCTGGTCGAGACGCTGAACACCATGACGGCCTCAGTTCCGGCCCAGCGCGACGAGTGCCCGCAGCTCGTTGCCGACGCAGCCACCGGACGGTCCTTGTGGGGTGAGTGGGCGGAGGATGAAGTCGACGATGTCCCTTGCGTCGTTCATCTCGCACAGCTTCACTGACACGGCTTTCAGCAGTTCGTACGCGTCGCGGAGTACCTCTTGTGCGGACGTGTCCAGTTCGGCGGTGGTCGGTGATGTGATCTGGTCTTCGGGGTTCGGTGCGCAGCGCACGATCTGGATGATGAGTTCGCCGACTTCGTAGATGGCGTCGCAGTTGCCGGTCTTGCGTATGGCTTGGTCGGGGAAGTTGTCGCTGAGGAAGATCGGGCCGACGGTGACGGCGAGCATGCCGCAGTCGCATTCGTCCCATGCGATCGCACCGGGGACGACGCCGTGCCGGGACGGCTCGACCGTGAGTTCGGCGTACACCGCCTGCTCCAAAGTGGATGCGACGGTGTACCACTTCAACGGGCCCGTGATCACGTCCCTGCCCTCCGCACCGTCGGCCGATCCACGCTGTACACCCGCGAGCGTTGCCGCAGCCCGTACGGATTCCACGTGCTGACGAACATGTCCACCAGATACAACCCTGTGCGCCCCTGCCGGAACAACTCGCCCACATCCGGATAGGAGATCGTCACGCCCTGCCGTACGAGCTGCTGCAACCCCGCAGGCAGCTTGCAGTCCCCACCCGCCGCCGCCTTCGCAATCTCACACGCCAACTGGCCCACAGCCAGAGACGCGCCCTCCGGCAACGCCTCCCCATACGTAGCCGTCACCGACCACGTACCCACCTCAGTGTCATCCAGGTTGAGATCGTTGCAGCGCGGCCACCTACCGCCGTCCGTGCGCACCAACAGCCGGTTGTTGTCGATGCGGTACGCGCCCGACACCATCGGCGTCCCGTCGATCTTCACCTCAACGATCGTGTTCACCGGAGCAGGCAGCCGAACCTCAGACACCTGTGTGCACGAGCAGTCACCCGCACAAGAACCGCACGTCAGGTTGTACCAAAGCCCACCGATCAGCGCAGGCTGCGGATAAGAGCCCGACGCCCACGGAGGCCCGAAGTCGTCGTAGAACGAACCGGTCTGACACTCACGGGCACACGGACGCAACGTCACCTGACACACCCCGAACCGCATCCCCGTCAACGCCCACAACGTCTCGGTGGCCATGCTCACGGCCAGCCCGGTGACGGCCGGATTCAACGTGTCAACGTCGCACGTCCACGTCACAGGCCAGTCCGCACACGGGCCAGTGATATCGCCCGTGCCGCCGGGAACGGTCTGCGGGGTTGGGTTGATGACCGGCACAAGTCCTCCTACGGTGCGGCGAACTTGGCGGGCGCCACGATCATGGCCTGCGTCGGGTCGGACAGGTCGGTTGCCGTACGCGTGACCGCGATCCACGCGATGAGCGCGCCGTTACCCACGATGAGCGGGTTCACGACGTGCCCGGACTGGCCGATCGCGTTCACGGCCGCCGACAGACTGGAGTAGGTGGCCTGCCCGTACTGGAACGCCAACTGTGTGGATGCTTCGCCCGTGCCGAACAGCCACAGCCGGTGAATGCTGGACGTGTTGGCGCCTCCACCGATCGGAGTGATGACGCCCCCGTTGTCGAAGTTCGCAACGTCCACCGTGTTGACCAGTGGACCGAACACGGTTCCCGTCGCGGTGATGTACCGGAACTGTGACGGGGACTGAGACGGCACCGTGACGATGTGCGGGCTGTCGGTGAGAACGCCGCTGATGAAATGGGAGAACGCGCGGGCGAACATCTGCCCCGACGACTGGTCGATCATCAGGTTGGCGCCGTTCGCGGTGACGATGTTCCCTGAGATGGAGAACGGACCCAGCGAATCCATCAGATCAGCAAGCTGGTTCGCCGGCTGCGCCAGGATCACCGGCAGGGTCTGCACCACCACGACCGTGCCGGAGAAGAACGTCGTCACCCCGAGCGCGAGATGCGTACGCCGCTGCTCGGGCGTCGGCTTGGTCCCCTGCTGAATGACGTTCGCCGACGAGTCCATGAGCCACCACGTCACCGACCGCAGCAACGACGCCGCATCCAAAGCAACGGTCTGGTCCGCGGTCTTTATCCGCGTCACCGCAGGCTCGGACTGGTCGCCCGCGAGGTAGTCGACGATGTAGCCGTCCAGTGCGCTGATGTCGATCGCCGCAGGGTTGCCCGCGTTCGGGTTGAGTTCGCCGCCCGAGGCGATACCGGTGGACAGGTCGGCTTGCTCCTGCGTCATGCCTACGCTGACGAGGAAGCTTTCGGTGTCGAGGTGGACCCAGTAGGTTCCGGACTCGGCCCAGAAGGTGAGCACGCCTGCGCCATTGGTGGCTGTCGGGTTGGCCAGCGGGGTGGCGCCTGTCGCATCAGTGAACAGTGATGCGAACGCGGTCGAGCCCTCCGGGAACACCCGCGTCTCAATGTTCGCCGCCAGCGCCCCGGAGGGAAACCAGAACCGATCGCTGTACCGGGCCAGAGCCACACCCAACCCCCTTTCACATCACGTGGTGGTTTCGTCGACGATCAGCCCGAGGTTCGCCAGCACAGTCAGCAGCGACGCGAGCGCAGTCCCATCAGTGCGTGACCCCGTCACCGTCTGCTGGGACACTGGTGTCACGCCGTGAAAAGCAAGCTGATCGTTGTCGGGGTCGATGACATGACGGACCGCCCCGTACAAGGCGTCAACGAACTCGCGTCGCCCCGCATGCTGCGCGTTCAGGGCGTCCGCCGAGTACCGGTCGTACGCGCGCTGCGTCCCGTCGAAACCAGTACCCGACCAGTTGGAGACGATCAGGTCGGCGCCCGTCGCCTCCAGGTCGAGGGCGCTGCCGCCGCGGCGGAACCGGTAGCCCTTCTCCGTATCGGAAACCGTGAGATCGCCGTCGGATACCCGAGCATTCCCCGTGACGTTGAGGCCACTCAGAGACGCGCTGCCGTCCTCAATCGCAGAGACCCGCTCACCGACACCAGTGACGGTGTCAGAGAGCGTGCTCACATCCACCTGGGTGGCGAACGTTTCGTCGGCGTACGCCCGGTCACCGTGAGGGTCCGCGACGGCGACATGCGCCTGCAGCAGACTCATGGCCATGGCGACGGCCTAAGCGGCGAGGGTCGTCGGGTCACACGCCACCGTCGGCGGAGCGGTGGTGGTCACGTTGAACACCCAGTGCTCATCCGTATCCACGATCTCACCGGCAGGAAGCCAGTCCGCCCCCACGAGGGTGTCCCACGACGCCGACGCGCCCCGCGTCTCCGCCGTGAACTCCAACGCGGAGCGGCCGAGTTCGATCGTGTACCCCTGCTTCTGCACCGCGCCCACGTTCGGCCACGCGTGGTAGACGTACTGCTGCTGCCCCGACGCATCACACGCCGCGGCGCCGGCGACTTCCTGCCACACCTCCAGGCTGAACCGGTTCGTCGGATTGCCCTCCGCCAGCGCGAAGCCGGTCCCGGTGGTCGGGGTACCGGTGACGAGCTCGCGGGCCGAAAGGATGTAGGCGACCGCAGACACGTTGATCTCACACAACTGCACCGTCAGCACGACCCGCTTCATCGTCGGGTCGTCTTTCTGATTCACGCACGGGGCGCCGGCAGCGTTGCGTTCGAAGAACTCCTCGCCGTCCTCGTACTCCTCCGCGGACTCGACGGAGACGAAGCTGTTGGTGACGGCGACGAGCCCGGAGGCGCCGGTGACGGGGATGCCGCAGGCGTCGAGGGCGACGATACGGAAGTGCGTGCCCTTGACGGGGACGACGCATGTGGAAGTGGCAGCCATGGTGTCTCCCTAGGTGGTGGGCACGCCGAGGTTGAGGTGAGCGCCGATCAGGCAACACTCGAAGCCGAGGACGTACGTGCGTTCGGCGATCATTCGGAGAGTGTTCGCGGCGCGGTCGATGGAGTCCCGCGGCGCATGGAATGCGACGTTGCCCCGGTAGCCGAACAGGCCACCGGTGGCGTAGATCCACGCCGTTCCCGCATCCGGTGTGGTGCCGTCGGGTGCGCTGCCGGTGTAGCCGCCGCCGACGACGACACGGTTGCCTCCGGTCGTGTACAGGGCGCCGTCGCGTTCGGCGATGAGGTTCCAGGAGGCGAAGGTGGGCAGCACTTGGCGTGGGATGTGGATGACGCCTTGTCCGGCGTAGCAGTCGCCGAGGCAGTCCTCCAGGGCGCCGAGTGCGTGGGCTGCGTCGGCTCCGGTCACGCATGTTGATGCGGTCGGCTGCAACAGGATGCTCTGCGTGTCGGATACGTCCGCTGCTGCGGCGAGGTGCGGGAACACGAGGGTTTGTGCGCCTGCGGTGCCGGTCCAGAACGCTGCTTCGAGCTGCTGGTTTTCGACGCGTGCCAGTGCGTCCGCCGCGACCTCGGCCGCGTCGCCGAGGCCGACGGGTGAGCAGTCGAACTCGGTGAACACGGTGAACGGGGTAGCGCCGCGGAATGTCTGGTCGACATTGTCGGCCTTCGCGGCAGGTTCGGGGGGTGCGCCGGTGCCGGTGACGGACAGGCACTCGTCGTACGTTGTGCCGCCGGCCGGGCAGCGTTCGATCCAGGTGACACCCTGCTGCCAGTGCGGATTGTCGATGGACGGTTTCTGTACGGCGTCCCACAGGCCGTAGGGCAGTGGGGTGAACGCCGGTGGGTCGATGATTTGGCGTGCTCCGGCCACCGGCGCTCACCCCTTCCTGCTCACTCGGTTGGCTGCCGGTCAGACGCGGGCTTCGTCACCGAGGAGCGCACCCGTGGCGCCCTTGACGTTGAACGGCACCGTGTACCGACGGGACTCGTGGCCGACGCGGGCGATGAGGTGGCACTCTTCCGACCACAGCGCGGTGTGGTCGTTGGTCTGGTTGAGGACCGAGTCACGGACCACGCCGAGGTCGAGGCTCATGCCTGTGCCGCGGACGAAGGTGCCGGCCGGGTAGATGAGGAAGTCGACCGTCGTCGGCCACGCGGTCAGCGCGGTCGCGTTGCCGAACTGGCTCGTGCCGCGGACCTGCCAGTCGTCGACCCACTGGACGCGCACGTTGCGGTCGGTGAAGTAGCTGGTGATCTGCTCGTTGGACACGGCCGGGAGTTCCACCCCAGCCTTCCAAGCGAGGTCAGCGCGAAGCACTTCGCGAACCCAGGACGGCAGGACGACTTCGAGGACGTCGTCGATGCACATGCCGAACCGCTCGCGGACGTCGGTCGCGGCGAGGCCCACGCTGTTGTAGATGCGGGGTGCGGCGGAGTCGTCGACCTCGCCTCCGATGGTGATTGCGGCGGTGGAGTCGGCGACCATCTGCGCGATGAAGCGGGCGTTCATGGCGTGGTCGTGGGCCGTCATCAGCAGCCTGATCATGTGCTGCGTCGCCTCGGGGTACGCCGAGTCGGTGAGGTTGCCTGCGGTGAGGCAGATACCGAAGCACTCCAGCCGTTCCTCCGAGAAGGTGGGGCACGGCACCCGGACGCACGGCTTCGTCGGCGAGCCGGTCGCGGCGGCGATGTCGTCGGCTTCGGTCCACAGCCACGGCGCGGACGCGTTGGTGAACTCGACGGCGAACCCGCCGAACGCGATGCTGCCGACGGTGTCCGCCAGCGACGGCGATACGGGGAACTGGATGCCCCCCCTTGTGACACCGAAGGTCGGCAGGTCGATCATGCCGCTGGAGCAGGCGATGTTGAAGAAGTCGTAGCGGATCTCGCTGGGTGCGCACCAGCCGCCGCCCGCGACGAGCGCATCCTGCTTGTCCTGCGAGGTCAGGAAGTCGAACAGTTCCTTGACCTGCGCGGGGCTCGACCGGTCGTCGAGGGTGTGCTCGTGCTCGTTGCGGATGCTCGCGACGAGCTGGTAATTCGGGTTGCCGTTCGTCTCGGGCATCGACTTGGCCTTGCGGTTGACCACGTCGGTGAGGCCGCTGAGGCTGCGGACTGCGTCGCCGTGGGCGACGCCGGGGATGTCGACGGAGGCAGTGACCGCGAGGCGCTGGGTGGGGACCTTGGGCTTCGGCGCGTGCGCGGCGGTCTCGGCGAGACTGGCGGTCGCGCGGCGGGCGATCTCCTCGGGGCGGACGCTGCCCCCGCGTCGGTCGGTCATGAGTGCGGCCATGCCTGCAGTGACTCCGCGGGCTGCTGCGGCGGCGATGGCTTCGACGTCGATGGGTGCGGCCGGTGTGGTGCCGGGGGTGGTGGTGTCGCCGTGGACGCGTTCCTTGAGTGCGGCGAGTTGTTCGCCGACGCGGGTGCGCTGGAGTTCGGCGTTGGCCTGGGCGCGGACTTCGCGTACGGAGAGTTCGGCGCGGATGCGGTCGAGGTCGTCGGCGAGACGCATCGCGTACTGGAGGGTTTCGGGGTCGACGTCGTCGATGGCTTCGACGCGTTCGAACTCGGTGGCGCCTCGGGTTTCGAGGTCGGTGAGGTCGTCGTCGCTGACGAGGGTGAGGTCGGGTGGGGCGTTGAACAGTTCTTCTGCGGGCACGGCCGCCTCCACGTTCGTCGGAGGGTTGTGTTTGCGTGCCCGCTTGTTGAGTTGCGCCGGTAGCGGGCGCATCCGGCGCAACTCAAGGCGAAGGGTATCCGCTAGCACACTGTGCTGCAATGTTCAACTATGTTGACCGGACCAGTGAACCTAATGGTCAGGCGCTCGGAGAGGGCGGCGGAGGGGGCGCCGGACGCCGCTTCTTATTGCAACTGCACACGCTTGCTCACCTCCCTCCCGGGTGGACACGACGCGACAGCATCCGCATCACAATCCGTACCGCATCACGCTCGGTCTGCTCCTGCGAGCGGCCCCACGCAACCGTCGGCCGACCAGCCGCCACCAGCGCCTGCGGCTCACCCGACGCGACACGGGCCCGCATCTTCGGCACCGGGAACCCCGGCACATTCACCGCCAGCAACCCCACCAGCCGAAGCTGCCCCCCGATCCGCCGCCAGTCCCCACTGACCTGGCCCGCGGCCTGAAGCTCGTACACCTTCAACGGATCAGCGCCCGGACGGACCGCGCCCGCGACCCAGATCCCGTGCGCGTCGTTACCCACCGCGACATCGGCGACCGCAGCACCCGTGTTGTCGTAGTGCTCCGCCGCCGGAGACGCACCCATGTGCAGCGGCGCATGCCCCGTCCCCACAGTGATCTGACCGACCGCCACCCGGCTGCCGTCGTCGCACTTCACCTCACCGGTGCGGTAGTACGGGTGCTGCTCTTCGTGCGGCGGCTGCACACACACACCTTCCTGCCCGATGTGGCAGGACCCCCACTGCGCGGCATGCCCATAGATCCGGCCATCATCCGTCACCGTGATCGGCGTGGGCAACGACAGGCCCGGGTCAGTGAACCAGGCAGTCGGCGGCGCCCATACCGAGCCGGAGGCGGCCAGCGCATGCACGGACCGAAACGGCTCCGGCTCCCGCCCGGCGTCCCGCAGGTGCGCGGCGACGTGGTCGTACACGCCACGCCGGTCCGCCTCCGGGATCGACGTGCCGCCGCGGGCGCCGTGCAGGGCGCCGATCGACGCAGAGCAGGCGGCCAGGTTTGCCGCGCCCACGGTGCCATCTGCGCTGATCTCGTGGTGCAGGAATTTCGCCGCGGACTTCGCCAGTTCGCCAGCCTCGACCGCGTCCCCGTCGTACCAGCCGTACGCGGCCCGCGCCTTGGCCAGCGTCAGCGGCGAGTCGATGCGCTTCTCGTTCGCGCCCGCGTCCCATGGCTCGTCGGAGGTGGCGGTGTCGTGGGTGCCGACCGCGCCCATCTCCTGCACCGCCAGCGCCAGGACAGCGGTCTCACCGACCGGCTGGCCGCCGGCGACGATGGCACCCTGCTCGTCGAGGAGCGCGACGTACGCCTCGGCGAACGCGGGAATGTCGACCAGGGTTGCGGCCCTGATGCGGCCGCCGTGGAAAATCATCTTCTCGGGCTGCGCGAACAGCATCTCGAACAGATCGTCCTCGTCGCCTTCACCGGCGCCGGCGTTGACGTCGTCGGGCCACACGAACTCGACGTCGGCGTCCGCGATGGAGTCGGCGTCGATGGAGACACCGCGAAGGAACTCACCCTTGAGCTTGTCGTAGGCGCGGCGCCCGTTGTCGTCGGAGAGGTCGATGACACCAGCACCCATGATCTTGTTGTCGTCGCGCCATATCCGGTCGATGCGGCCGACGTTGACGGCTACGGTGTGGGGCTCGCCGCCGTGGGAGTCCTCGATGTTCCAGCGCAGCGGGACGGGCAGGTCAGCCCACTGCAGGGCGCCGGGGGCGAACTCGCGGCCGTCGCCGGTGACGATGCCTTCGACGGCGAGGACGCCTTCCCACGGGGCCGTGTCGCCCGCGTAGTCGAGGCCGCGCTCGTCGTCGTCTTCGTCGTCGCGTTGCATGCGGTCGCCTTCTTCGGCGTACAGGGCGGCCTGCTGCTCCATGGCTTCCGCCTCGGTGGCGTGGCAGCCCATGAGTTCGTCGGTCATTTCCTTGATGACGGCCCACGGCGTATCGGCGCCGCAGTCCGGGTGATCCTGCTGGACGCGATACGGCATCGTGCCCTCCATGTTGGTGGTCTGGTGGGGCATTGTGTCCGCGTTCGCAGACAAGATCATTCCGGCGGCGGCTTGCTCGTCCGCCTGTGGCCACACCGTCACGAGGGTGCCGCGACAGCGGGAACCGCCGAGGCAGTTGATGTAGCCGCCCGACGGGTACGCGGTGCGCGCATCGGGCAGCGTGGTGTAGCGGGTTCCGTCGATGTCCCGGCAGGGCTTGCACGTTCGGCCCGGTTCGAGAATCTCGGTGGCTGTGTACTCGGCTGGCGGCGCGACTGCGAGGACGGCCATGCGGCCTTCGTTCTGCGCCGCGGACATGGCCGCACCCACCTGCTCCTCCACCGCAGCACCCGACAGCCCGGTGAGATGCTCGTCCACCTGGCCCGCTACCTGCGATGGCGAGCCGGAGCCCCACACGCGCATCGCCTGCCGCACCGCGGACTGCACCAGGCCGACGCCGAGGACGCTGGCTGCGGTGCGGCCGATCTGCCGCAGCCGGTCCCGGATCGCCGCGGCGGTCAGCGCCTCATCGTCGAGGGACCATTCGGGAATGTCGACGCCCTGCGCTTCGGCCTCCGCCTGCTGCTGCTCGCCTGCCTCCCGCGCGTAGGCGATCATGCGGGCGATGAGGAGGCGCGCCCCGTCCTCGGTGTCGACGGTCAGTCCGTCGAGCAGGTCCAAGTTGTCAGCCTCCGCCGCGGCTTGGATGCTGGCGGTGATCTCGGCGCGCATCGCCTCCTGCACGCTGGCCCACGCCTCGACCGTGCCGTCTACGGCTTCGTGCCAGGCCTTGTCCATCTGCGTGAAGTCAGCGCGGGACGCGAGTTCGAGTTCGGTGGGCTGGCGGCGCAACGGACCGGCCGCCGCGGTTCGAGCGGTGGTTCGTGTGCGGCCGGTGACGCGGACGGGGACACCGAGTTCGGCAGCGAGTCCTTCGGCGGCCGTGCACATCGCGTCCAAGAGCAAGGCGCCGCCGCGGTTGGTCTCCACCTCGACATGGACGACGTCCTCGTCCCACCTCGGGGTGAGGACGCGGGCGGAGGCGGTGACGTCGCCGCCGAGGGGGATGTCAGTGTGCTCCCCGGCGAACGCCACGCGGACGCGGTCGAAGGTGACCGACCCGAGGCGCTCCTCCAACGCGATGATGAGATCCAGCTCGTCGGAGTACGCGGCACAGATGCGCGGCTGCCAGGGCGTGTACTGGTCGGGAAGGTTCTCCGCGTCGAGGACGTTCGCCACCGAGTAACGGGCGGCGTCGTAGGCGTTCGCCAGTGCAGGTGCTACGGCCGGGCGGCCGTCGCCGCGATCGTCGCCGACGGCCCACACCCACGACGGGGAGTCGCCGTCGGAGTTCCAGTGGTTCGCGCCGAAGATCCGCGCCTCGATGGGCTGCCCGATCCAGTTGGCGTAGTCGGCGACTTGGTCGATGAGAGCGCGCCGCTCTTCGTCGGTGAACACGCTGCCGTCGTCGCCGAGGAAGTACAGCGTGCAGTGCAGATCCTCGGCAGCCTCGCCGCCCTCGATCGCCAGCCGCGCCGCGTCCTCCGGCGTGGGCATCAGCGCAATCATCGCGCCAGAGGTGTGCGAGCCGTCAGCGGCGGCCGTGAGCGAACCCATTGGAACTCCGGTGGGAGACGGTGGTCAGAAACCCGGTCGTATCCAGATGCGGGGACAGCCGGCCGATCGTGAGCTGCCCGAACGCAGACAGTCGCGCCTCGTACACGCCGGACGTGCCTGGTCTGGGCAGAGTCGGGAGCTTGACCGCGGCGTGTGTGAACGGGCAGGAGTAGGCGTGTGTTGAGCACAGTGCGGGGTGGAGGAGTTCGGGCGGCCGACCGGCGGCGAATCTGACGGCGTGTAGGGCTTTTGCTTGTTGGGCCATGCGTTCGTCGCGGGCGCGTGCTGCTTCGGCGCGCGCGGCTTCGGCGGGTGGTGGTTCGCTGGGTGTGTCGGGCGGTGTCCGGTCTTCTGGCTGATCCGTCTCCGGCTCGGTGGTCTGGCCGGGGCGCGCGGCGGCGACGGGTTGGATGGTGACTTGTTCGCCGGTGAGTTCGGTGATGGCGGATGGGGCTCCGGTGGGGAGGGTGTGGATGACGATCTTGAGGGCTTGTTCCTTCAGCTCGTCGTCGCTGGGTTTGTCGGCTTCGGTGAAGCCGGTTTCGCGGCGGAGTGCGTCGCCGTTGATTTCGAGGCGGTCGTAGAGCTGGATGGCGTCTTGGCTGCGGTCGGGGCGGAGGGTGAGTTCGGACATGTCGTACCAGACGACCCAGCTCGCCCAGTCTTCGACGCGGGAGGCTTGAAGCCGGGGCTGGAGGTAGCCGGTGGTGAGGGCTTGGGCGATGAGTTCGGCGTCGGGGGCGACGTTGACTTTCAGGTTGGTTTCGTCACTCAGCCAGCCGTTCCAATGGTTCAAATCGGACATGCCGAGCAGCACTTCGGGTGGGATGTTGAGCTGCGAGGCGAGGCGTTTGATGGCGCTGTCGCGCTTCTCGATGATCTTGTCGTCGATGCGCAGCGTGAAGTCGAGGTGCTGGAACTTCCCGATCAGTTCTTCCGGCACCTTGATCGGGATTGGCACGATGGCTGCCGCTGTCCCTGGCGTACGGATCGCCTCAGCAGCGAGCTCGATCCACTCGGCCACGAACGGGTCCGGCGCGTCAGCGAACTCTTCTCGCACCGGGAAGGTGGCCTCGGACGGAATGAACCACACGCCAGCGCTGGCAAGTCGGCTGAGGTACTGGCTGATGATGTGCCGGTTCACCAACTCCAGCTCGCGCATGGTGGTGCGGGCCGCGCGGGCGGGGCTGTCGGCAACATGGTGGTAGCGCTTGTTGGGGCGCCATACCCGGATGGGGGCCATGGAGTCGGGGGCGAGGGGGCGCCAGTTGTAGCCGTCGCGGGGGTTGTTTTCGTCGATGACTTCGTAGTGGCCGCGTGCTGCGCGTACTTCGTCGATGGACCGGACAGCCCACTTCTCGATGCCGCCCACGTTTTCGACGATGACGTAGCCCTCACCGGGGACTGCGAGTTGGGTGCCGAGGCCGTTCATGATTTGGGCTTGTCCGGCGACGCCTCCGGCGAAGGTGGTCATCAGCTCGACGGCGGTGCCTGCTTCGGCGCGTACGGGTTCGTCGGCTCCGGGTTCGAGTTTCGCGGCGTAGAAGCGGATGCGGGAGAGCATGTTGGCTTCCCAGTCGGCGGCGTATCGGAATTCGCCGAGGTCTGAGTAGTACTGCCAGGCTTCTTCTTGCCAGGTGTCGGGGGTGCGGATGAGTTCGGTGCGTGGGTTGGTGACGGGGGCTGCGGCGGCGGTGAGGGCGTTGGGTTGTGTGGGCGCGTGCGGGATGGGCGCGGCGCTTCGTCGGGTGAAGGCGTGCCACCAGGCCATTTCGTCTCCCGCGTTCCCTGTGGGTGGGTCTGCGGGTGACGGTAGGCACTAGCCGGGGAAGATCATTCCGGGCGTGGGACGATGACCGCATGGCCCACACCCAGAACTTCACCGGCGTCCTCGCCGTCCTCCACAAGGCCACATCCGACGGGCGACGCCTCGACGACCCGAACCCGGAACTCACCTGCCCCCTGCCGATCCCTCTCATGACGGAAGACGGCAGCCCTGCTGGCCGCATCGACCGCGTGTGGCGCGACGAGGACCTGATCCGCTACAGCGGGCGCCTTCTCTCGGAAACGGCTCAGGCACTCGTCGACGCCAAGCTTGTCGTGGGCAATCTCGACGCCTACGCAGCGCAGTGGGACAACCGATACAAGGGCCTCGTCGTGGACGACGGTGTGCCTCTGGACGCCGACCCGTCCGACTTCGAGATGATCGCGCACGACTGGCTCATCGCAGGCGCCACGCTGGGACCGTCGTACAGGAAGGCGTGGCCGGAAGTGTCGCTCACCTTGGACGACGCCGATCCGCAGCACGGTGAGGCATGACCGAGCAGGAAGCCTAACTGATCATCCGCATGGAGATGGCCTTCGCGGACGAAGGCATCGGACCGAAGCACCTTGTCGTGGACGGCGAATACGTGATGCCGGACAAGGCAGACAAGGAAGTCCGGAGCGAAGCCGTCCGGGTGGCTGGGCATCTGTTCGACGAGCACTACGACCTGTGGGACATCGGTCTCGTGCCGGACGAGGCGCACTTCCCCCGCTGCATCAAGCATCGCCACTGAGCATGTGAGGGAGCCGCCTGCGGAACGCCCGAACGCAGACGGCCCCCACCCCACCACAAGAGCCCGGGGGGAACCGGCCCTCACCGTCACCATCCCACGCCTGAGACCGCACCCATTCCGAACGCGCGAGAGCCGCCTGCCCGTACCCCTACGGCAGACGGCACCAGACGAGGCCCATGCTCTGGCGGGCGGGCCTCGTACCCATGACGCGCCCCAGACGCTACGCCCACGCCAACTCGGCCGGTTCCATCATCGGATCGGCATCCGCCTCGTCCAGCCAAAAATCAAGATGCGGCTGGCAGAGAAAAACACTGTGCCCGTGATAGAGCCCCAGCCTGGCGACAACCGGCCCGCAGTCAATGTGATCCGGAGCCACGCACGGGCATCCCGTACTGGTGTGATCGTGGAGGCACTTCACGCCCGCTCCTGCTCCCGCCGCGAAGAGCCCTCGGCGCCCCAACCGCGCGGCGGCCGCGCGTCAGACGTCTCGTTGAAGTCGTACTTGTAGTAGTAGCCCGCACCAGCAGTGATCAGGTGTCCCGTCTCGGGATCGATGCGCGGCGCCCGGTAGTACCGCTTCTCAATCGGCATGCCCAGATCCTAAGCCCACTCCTGCGCCGCGAGCAGCGCCCCGACCGCCCACACCGCAGGCCACACCAGCAACGGCACCGGCAGCCCCACCGACGCCCACACACCGCCCGTCACCGCGAGAGCCACCCAGCCGGACGCGCACCACGGGCACGACAGCAACTCCGCCAACCAGAACGGCGACCGCTTCCACCGACGGGCATAGATCTGCAACTCGCCATCAACCAGGCTGAACATGCCTAGACCCCGGACGTTCTTCAGGACGCCCTCGTCGACTTCGCCTGTCGGGAACGCCTCGTGGTGCTGCTCCTTCATCGTCGGCTCACGCCAGCCGCCGACGAGCCGGTCACGCAGCCACAGCACGGGCGGAAAAGTGTCGGCCACAACGAGCCGCGTAAGCCGGTACACCGCGAGCGACATCACGAGCAGCAGCAACCAAGTCTCCATGCCGTCAACGTACGCGCCCGCCAACAATCTGCTTTCTGGCCAGATCGCCACCCAACGAACCCTGACCACGCGACGCCGTCCCCACCAACTTCAGATGCCACGCGGTCCACACGCAGTTGTGCACGAGGATTCCGTTCGCATAGAACTCGTGCTCACCCTCGATCGTCAGGTCGTACACGGGCTGCCTTGTTTCGAGCGCGGAGATGCGCTCCACACGAGTTCGAGCACGTCGCCGGAACCGGCTGATACTTGCTCTGCATGAACTCCCCTCCGCAGATCGGGCAGTTCGCCGGCTTGCGATACCGGTCAGCGCGGTCAGCAACACGACGCATGCACGCAGGAGAGCAGTACCGCGACTCCTTGAAGCCGCGCGTCTCGTAAGGCCTGTCACATGCTTGGCAGACCTCCGTGCGGTACTCCTGCTTGGCGTAGACATCCTTGCCGTGCTGTCGATGCCACTCGCGTCCCTCATCGCTGCTGTGCCACTCGGCAGCCATGGGGCGAATGCTCGCCAGGTGCTCCAGCCATTCCGGGCTATCGAGGTCCCGTTCGTGTTCGTGGAGCAGGGCGTGCTCCTTGCGGGTGACGCACCGGAGGTTGCTGGACTCGTTGTTGAGCGGGTTGAAGTCCACGTGGTGGATGACATGGCCGCGAGGAACTTCGTCAGCGCCGTTCGCAGCCTTCCAGACCTCGACGTGGAGCTGACCCATCCTGGGTATGCGCCGGCTGTTCGCGTAGGCAGTGAAGTAGACCCTCGACGAGCGACTCTTCGACAGAGGGAAACGAGTGAACGTGATGCCGTTGAAAACGACCGACTCAGTCTGTTTGGGCATACGTCAATTCTATCGCCCCAGACCATCTCATCCACTCGAATGAACCCATTTTGTTCGGTCCATACCTTGTGATCTGGAGTGGCCGTGAACGCCCCGGCCGTCGTCACGACACGCATCACCTCAGCGCTCGGACGCGTCATGCCAGACCACGTCACACGGCGCCACCCGGCCCGCGTCCACGCCAAGTCGTCCGTCGTCACCTCCTCAATCGGGATCTGCCCGCGACGGGTAGTGACCAGAGTCCCGGCAACAAGGCACGCGTCCAATCGGTCCGGTGACCAGCCCGCTTCCGGGTACCAGGTCGCCATCTGGTCCTCCAGCTTCGGGAACTCGCCGGCGTGGTGCCACCTGTTCTGTGCAGTGAGCGCCGCCACGGGCTCCGCTCGCACCGCCTTGCCCCTGGTCGCGGTGACCGTGCGGATCGGAATGTCCACGCCGAGCGCGTCGGCCGCCGTGCGCAGCGTCGCGACGGCCATGTCCCCTCCAAAATTTCGCTCTACGACCAAGTCGTCTGCTTCCCAGTCGATCGCGGCCTGCACCGCGCGCCGGCCCCATCCGTCGGGCGACAACTGGCAGGACCGGTCGTCGAGGACGTAGCCGTGATGCTGCGGCCGGCCGCCATCCCCAGGAAGTACGAGGCCGGACTTCCCGACCACGACGATGCCCTGCTCCCCGGCGCCGCCGGACGGGTCGACGCCGACGGTGATTCGTACGAGGTCGGGTACGTCGCCGGGCCGTACGCGCGCTTCGTCGATCATCGTGTGTTGCCAGAGCGCGTTCTCGTCTTCTTCGATCAGCTCGCCGTACAGTTCCTGACGGCCGAGCTGCGTGCCCGCATACCGTTCCTCGAGGGAGGCTTTGATGTCCTCGGAGATGTGCGGGTTGTCGCGGTAACTGGCGTGCGTCAGCATGACGTTCGCGACCGCTCCGGAGTGCAACTGCTTGATGAGCGGCTTCGGCTTCGGCGTGGTCGAGGCGACCCAGTGCGGGCGCGGGCCGACACGGAGGCCGAACCGCATGTGGTCCCAGGCGTCGTCGAGGTGCCGCCACGCCGCCAACTCCTCCAGCCACGCGAGGCATCGGTTACCGCCGGACCGTAGGCGGTCGACGTCGTTGGGTCCTTCCGTGCCGAAGATCTTCGCCTCGGATCCGTTGGGCCAGCGGACGATGGTGCTGCCCTTGACGGTGGCGAGCTTCGCTTCTGGGCTGTGGACGCTCAGCCCGGATGGCCCGGAGAAGCAGGAGGTGACGGCGTCGCCTTGGGTGGGGCCGATGATGGCGATCCAGTGCGGGATCGGGCCGGGTAGGCAGGGCGGTCCGTGGACGTGCTGGTGGACGTACGCGGCACACGCGTCCGTCTTGCCCGCCATCCTGCCGGCGAGCAACAGCCACCCGTAGAAGTCGCCGGGCGGCGGCACCTGGTGGGGAAGCGGAGTCCACCTGGGTTTCGTCAGCGCGTCGTAGAGGCTGCCCACGTCCGCAGCCGATCGGATAGCGGCCTCCGCGAATTCGGCGCGCGTGTTCCCCCGCTCCTGCTGGAGTGGGAAGAAGCTTTCCCAGTCGACGCCCATGGTCGGATTGTGGCTGCTGTTCGAGGGTGTGCTGTCCGGAGCGGGGGTTGGTTGTTGTCTCGTACGCTGGCCGTGCGCCAGGGCCTCATGTCCCTCATTGACCCGTGGGCGCCCCCGGGAAGAAGCGCAAAGGGGCGCCACTCAGCGGCGGCTACCAGCGGTCGGGCAGACCCGAGGTGTGCTCGCCATGCCAGTGCCACAGCCACGTGCGTGCGGGGGCGTGGTGGAAGCGGGCTCCGGCTGCGAGGAGTTTGCGCCACAGGCCCCAGTCGTCGCAGGCGCTCTCCTGCTGGTCGCCGTACGGTTCGAAGCCGCCGACATCGCGTACGAGTTCGGTGCGGGCAAGGACCGTGACGGGGATGTAGTTCCGCTGGCGGAGGTCATCCGGGTCGAAGGGACGGCCGAATACGCCGGGCCACGGATCGAACGCGCGGGACGAGACCACATCGAACCACGGATAGACCACGTCCGCGCCGGTCTCCGCGGCGCCCTTGACCAGGGTCAGGATGTGCTCGGGGCGCCACTCGTCATCGTCGTCGAGGAACGCCGAGTACTCGGTGTCGACTGCGGCGAGCGCCCGGTTGCGGGCTGCGGCTGCGCCGATGTGCTGGTGGTCGACGTAGATGCTGGCGCCGGTGACGGGGCGGGTTTGGGCGTGGATGCTGTCGAGGGCACGGCGGAGGTAGTCGGCGCGGGGCGGGATGGTGGGGATGACGGCGGTCACGCCTGGGTGGAGTGCCAAGGTTCGTCTCCGTCCTCTCGCTTGCGCCGTTCGCAGATGTCACAGACCGTTCCGCTGAGTGCGTAGTGAGTCCATTTCGGCTTGTGCGTGCGTCGCTTCCGGTCGGCGCGGTCGGCGAGGACGTTGATCATTCCTACGGTCTTAGGGGCCTCGCCGCTCAGTACTCGGTAGGCGTCTGCTGCGCCTTCGATGTAGGCCCGTTCTTCTTCGCCGAGGGAGTCTGACTCGTCGTCGTTGTCCAGGTCGGGGAGGCGTGCAATGAACTGCTTGAGCGCTTCCTCGTCGGGCGCGGCCATGGGGTTCCTCCGGGTTTCTGGCGAACGCTCCAGGATACATTGGCCGGTCCGGCGAATGCTCGGTTTAGCGGTGTCGGGCGTCGCCGCGGTCGGGTCGACCGGAGGTGTTCCCGCCGCCGTGATGGTGCCAGGTCCAGCTACGCACCGGTAGGTGGACGATCTTTGCTCCGGCGATGATGCAGTCCTTCGTGAACGTGAAGTCCTCCCCGGCCACGTTGCGGAAGCCGACCTGCTGCGCCAGTTCGGTGCGGACGAGGATGGTGATCGTCGTGGAGTGGGGGTGGGCGTTGTCCCAAGGCTTGCCGAAGAACATGGGGAACGGGTCGCGGCCACCGCGTACGCGGAACCATGGGTAGACGTAGTCCGCGCCCGTCTCGGTGGCGCAGGCGAGGAGCTGCGCTAGGTGGGTGGGGTCGAGTTCGTCGTCGCTGTCGAGGAACGCCACCCATTCGGTGGTGACTTGGTCGAGGCCGCGTTGCCGGGTCGCGGCGGCGCCCTGGTGCTGGGTGTCCTCGACGGTGATCAGCAGGTGGGGGATGGTCTGTGCGTTGACGGAGTTGATGGCGCGTTGCAGCATGCCGTTCCGCTTGCGGGCCGCGTGGTACGGGACCACGACGGACACGAGCGGCTCGCTCACTGCGGCTCTCCCCCTGGGCAGTACCACAGCCCAGTGACAGCCCCAGCGTCGCCTTCGGCGGTCTCCCATAGGTGCACCCCGTGAGGCCGCTTCTGCTGGCCGCAGTGGCGCGCAGCGGGCTCCGTGCGGATTTCTGCCATCAGCTTCGCGGCATTCGCTTCTCCGACCAAGCGAATCAGAGTTGGTACCAGGCCGTCTCGTAGCGCATCGCGTCCGATCTCCAGTGCCACTTCGTCGCGGTGTGCGTCGATGAGGGCGTTCTTCTCCGTCGCCGATCGCATGTCCCAGATGTCGTCGAACAGCCTGTCGCGCGCGCTCACCGTGGCGTCCCCTTCCACAAGATCTCGTTGTCGCCCTGAATACGGAGCTCCAGCGTCTTCCAGGGGCGGAGTCCGTAGTCGGCGTGGGCGGCTTTCGTCCCGTCGAGGTAGTGGAAGCTCTCGACGCACCAGAAGCTGACGTGGGTGGGGTCGGCGAACGCGTGCCACGTCCCAGACAGGGCGTTGGGTACACGGATCTCGAACACGCCGCCGGGGCGGAGGACGCGGTGCGCTTCGTTCATCACCGCGATCCGGGCGTCTCCGGCGGGGATGTGTTCCATGACGTGGGAGGCGCGCATGGCCTCCACGGTGTGGTCGCCGGTGGGCCATGGCGTGTCTTGTGCGAGGCGCCGCCATGGGCCGGTGCCGTGGTTGGGGTCGAGGTTGGTCCAGCCTGCTGGCAGGAGCTTCCCGCCACCGATCTCCAGTCTCATCCGACACGCTCCGGCCAGTGCCACGTGCCGCCCTGCTTGCGCAGCTCGTCGTGGCACGCGTCGTTGAAGAACATGCCGCTCGGGTTCAGCACCGCAAGCGCCACCCACTCGGCTCCTTCGGCCTCGGTGTGTACCTCGGGGTCTGGGTGCGGGTTGTCGAGGCTGTAGACGGCGGCGACGATGGCTGCCCGGCACTGGGAGGTGTACTCGCCGCCCGGGGTGCCGTAGCTCTGATAGTGCACGATCCTGCCAACGCTCGGTACCTGCTCGCTCATCAGTGCCTCACTTGTAGTCGTCGAGGTCGTAGTGCCCGCACTGCAAGCACTGGTACTTGTGGTCTGCCGGGCGCGGGTGCGGCTTGTACCAGTCGTGGCCGTCGCCCTTCGGGCACACGCTGTGGTTCGCCGGGTCCGGGCAGTCGTCCAGCACCGAGCCGGGGCCGGGTGACCGCGCTGGTCTCCACGGTGACGGGGGCTGCTGTCCTTTCCAGTCCCGTGCACGGCGCCTGCGCTCCGCCTCCCCAGCAGCCCTGCTCACAGCAGTTCGACCGTCCACACCGTGTCCGCCGCGTCCGGAGGCAGCACGTGACCGACGTAGCCGTTCGCTTCTGTGCTCAGGCACAGGACGCCGAACTCGCCCGCCTCGACGCTGATCCCTTCGGCGCCCAGCTCGTTGAGGAGGGCCGCCAGCCGCTGCGTTGCTTCCTGCGGGGTCAATGCCGTCCGCTCCCCTCGTACTTCAGCCACGCGTTCGCCAAATGCTTCCCCGGCAGACTCGCGGGCTTCAGCTTCGCCTGCCGCAGCACGAACGGCTGCGACACCTGATCCCGCGCCGACCCGCTCTCGACCTCACGCGCCCACGCTGCGCCCATCCGCCGCACTGCCGTCGTATGCCGGCGGGCGATCACACCCGACGCCCACAGCCCCCAGCCGGTGGGGTGCCCGGCCTCGCGGTAGCGCTTCGTCTGCCACGCCGCCACGCCGTCCGGGTCCTTGCCGAGTGCGGCGATCTCGATCGCCTCGTCGTACAGGCACGACCGCCACGGGTGCTCGAACTGCGCGATCGGCTTCGCCAGAGCGAGCGCCTCAACCGCAAAGTCCGAGGAGACGACACGGAACGACGCGTCGATCCAGACCGAAGCCGCAGCGTCCGTGTACTTCCACGGCTCGAACTTCGCCACCTTCGCCGCACGCACCGGCAGCACATCCGGCTGAGGCTCCACCACCACACGCCAGCCCTTGGCGTCCACAGGCTCCGCGTCGGTGACGAACACCCAGTCCACCTCGACGCCAGCCTGCGCCAGCACCGGCTTCACCGGGTCGTAGGCGTCGTAGCACGCGGTCACAATCGCGATATCAGCGGGCATCGCGGTACCACCTCACAGTCTCGGCAATCCGGTCCCAGTCCAACTCCGGCTTCCAGTCCAGCCGGTCCCAGCCCTCACCGCCTGCGGTGATCTGCACCGGCACCTCACCCGCACGCATCGGCAGATGCTCCACACCCGCGCGGCTGCCGGTTTCCCTCAGGACGAACTCCGCGAGCTCGTTCACGGTGACCGCAGTCCCGGTGCCCGCGTCGAACGTCTCGTCATCCCCGAACGCCGTGGCCTCAACGAGCATGCGCCCGACGTCGTCGGCGTGGACGAGGTCCATGGCCTGCTCGCCGTCACCCCAGATCGGCAGCGGCCGGTTCTCCCACGCGGCGCGGGCGAAGGTGGGGAGGATCTTCTGCGGATGGCCCGGCCCGTAGTGCTGGTAGGGGCCGTAGCCGTTGAACGCGCGGACCGTCGACACCGGGAGCCCGTACGCGTGGTGCCAGGCGGTGGTCAGCCTGCGGGCGGCGACCTTCGTCGCGGTGTACACGCTCGGGAACGGATCCGGCATGCTGATGCCGACGTAGCGGGCGTCATGATCCCGGCACCACTCCAACACCCGGAGGGTGCCGATGACGTTGACGTGGATGGCGGTCTCCGCCATGTCGAACAACTCGCTGGTGCCGAGGACGCCGGCGAGGTGAATCACCGTGTCCGCGTCGCCGAGCGCGTCCAGCGAGCCGAGGACGTCCAGGCCCTGCGTACGGTCGAACGCCCACACCTCATGCCCCGCGGCTTCGGCGGCTTGAATGGTGGCGCGGCCGAAGAAGCCTGCACCACCTGTTACTGCGATCTTCAACGGTTTCTCCTTGCTGGTCACCACGGCCTCTTCCCCCACTTCTTGCCGAACGTCTCCATGTCGCGTCCGGCTTGCGTCTGAAGCTCGGGGCGCTCGTACATCGAGCCGTTGGGGCACCGGTGCTCAACCGCCAGGCCCGGGACGAGGAGCGCACCGCCCCGCTCGCGTGCAACCCAGTCGATGTCGTCGTCACTCGCCCACCAGGCCATCGACTCGTCGAGACGGAGCCCGGCCTCACCGCGGAGCAGGTAGGCGTAGCCGGTGATCCGTGTCCGCAGGTCCACCGGTTCGGCCTTCGTGTGGAGGATCTGCCGTCGGCCGCCGTGCTGGTCTGGGTAGGCGAGCACCGCGGTGGTGGAGCGCATCGCCGTGGACAGGCCGTCGATCCAACCAGCGGGGACGGTGACGTCGGAGTTGAGGACGGCGATGTCCCACCGGTCGGCGCCGTGGCTGTATGCGGTCAGGTCTGAGTTGGCGAGCCCGATGTTCCACAGCAGGCTGATGTTCGGTGGGTCGATTGGCGCCCACACCACATGCACCTTGCCGTGCCACGGCTCGGGGTCGATGCGCGGGTCGGAGAGGTTGTCGATGACGGTGACCTGGTCGACCTGGTCGACGACGGAGTTGATGCAGTCGGCGAGCATGTCGTGCCGGTTCCGCGTCGGGATCACCGCGGCCCGGAACAGGTCACCCATCGGTCGACTCCCGCAAGGATGCGCGCAGTACGTCGCCGATCTCCAGCAGGGCGTGTACAACGGCAGCGGTGGCGATGGCTTGGGCTTTCGCCGAGTGCGCCAGCATGACGTCGGTCCTGACTTCGCCAATGGGGATCTCGTTGAGGGCGGAAGCGACGCCGTCTAGGCATCCCTTGGCGGACTTCCGGTGGGGCCCCTCTCCGGGGGCTGAGGCGCTCACGCGGCGAGCCACTGCGGGTTGTCGGCGTACCACTTCACGATGTCCGTCAGCGTGTCGTCCAGCGGCCGCGGACCAGGCCACCCAAGCCCGGCGAGCTTCGACCCGTCGAGCGCGTAACGGTGGTCGTGTCCCGGCCGTTGCCCGTGGTAATCGACGAGCTCGTAGTCGAGGGTGCGGCCAGCCGCGGCGGCCATGCGCTGGGCGACGTCGAGGTTGGTCGCCTCCTCACCGACGATGTTGTAGCGCAGCGGGCCGGTGGGCATCGTCGGGTAGTACGTCAGCCGCTCGTCGCCGTCGAAGTGCTCGGTGAGCCACAGCCACGCGTTGGCGAAGTCGCGGGCGTCGACCCAGCAGCGGGAGCCTGAGACGCCGTCGGGGCTGGCGTGGACAGTGAGCTTCTCCCCGCGGTAGATGGCGCGGGCGATCTTCGGAATGAACTTCTCCGCAGCCTGCGGGGCAGGGGAAAGGAGATTCATAGTGTTGGTGACCAGCAAAGGAATCCCGAGTGCGCGCCAGTACGAGTAGGCGATTGCCTCCTGCGCCGCCTTCGACGCGGCGTACGGATTGGAGGGGCGGATGCTGTCCCACTCGTGATGCCGGTAGCCCTCGGCAGCCGGCCCGAACACCTCGTCGGTCGACATCTGCAGGAACATCCGCGGCTTCGCCACGCGCGCGTACTCCAGCATGTTCAGCATGAGCTCGACGTTGTTCCGCACGAACGACACCGGGTCGGTGAGGGAGCGGTCGACGTGGGACTCGGAGGCGATGTTCCACACGTAGTCGATCGGGCCGATCTGCTCGGCGAGGATCGGCGTGATCGGAAGCGCCAGGTCGTGGGCGATGACGTCGACCCGGTTGCGGGCGTCGGGCTGTGCGTCGAGGACGGCGTTGATGCGGGCGCCGTCGCCGTGGTGCCGGTACGACACCGGACACGTCACATGCCAGTCCGTGTTCGCGAGGACGTGGGCGAGGACGGTCGAGCCGACGAACCCGGACGCCCCGCTCAGAAGAATGCGCATGCGCGGGATGGTGCCAGCGGATCCGCGATGGTCATTCCGGACGTCGGCGAAGGGCAGCAGGGCTGGCGCCCCGAGGTGCCGTCAGCCCGCCTCCAGCAGGCGCCCTTGCGCCGCCTCCAGTGCTGCAACGCGCTGCTCGTGCGGCAAGTCGAGAGCATCGAGGGCAGCGCCGAGCGCGTTCGCCACCAACTCGCCTTCGAGATCCAGGCGTCGTTCCAAGGCCACCATCACTCCAGCGTCTACAGCCTGTTTCGCCGTGCTCGCGGCGAGCTTGCGTTCCTCACGGGACTGGGCGAGCCACGGCTGTAGCGCCTTGGGCGGCTGAAGCGGATCCCCGCCGCCGGCAACATGCTCGCGCAACTGCTGAAAAATGATGTTGTCGGTCCATGCCGCGCGGGCTGCGGCCGCGCGTACAAGGCCGAGCAGCGCCTCATGCGGGGTGACGTTCCGTTCGGCTGCGAGTTCTTGTGCCATGGCCCATGCCTCCTCAACGTGCTTCTGCCCGCCGCGGTGCCAGATGCAGGTTCCGTACCCGGGATGCGTGGTTCCTTGTCCGGCGGGTTTGTCGCACATGCGGCCGTTCAGGTTGCGGGCGGGGCACCGCGCCGGGTAGGCGGTCATAGGGGTGATTGTGGCCCGGCGCGCGGTGGTGATCTTCCGGGCGCATACGGAGGCCCGGCCACGCACGGGGCGTGAGCCGGGCCAGTCGGCGGTTGCGGGGCTGGTCAGGACACGGCGACGCGCACCGAGTCACCGAGCCAACTGTCCGTGTAGGTCACGTACTCCGGCGTGAATTTGCCTTCGCCTGTGATGCTGCCGGAGACGTTCTCGCCCGGGGCCAGCTTCACGGTGTCGATCTGGTTCTCGTCGGCCGCGAGCTTGTGGGAGTGCTTCGTTCCCTTGCTGTCGGTGATTGCGAAGTACAGCGGGTTGACGCTGATCGTGTCGTCGCTGTTGTTCGTGACGGTCACCTTGACGCTGGTGTAGTTGCTGCCGTCGGCGAGGATGCTCGGGGCGAACGCCGTCTCCTTCGCGGTGACCTTGACGGGCGGGTCTGGCTCGGGCTCCTCTTCGGCGGGCTCCTCCTGCTCCGCCTCAGCCTCAGCCTCAGTGTCCTCGTCGGCGCCGTTGTCCTTGGCGGTGGCGCCGGAGCTGACCGTGCTGCCCTTACTGCTGCTGTCGTCGGAGCCGCCGCCGAGGGCAGCACCGATGATGCCGATGATGACGAGCAGTGCGAAGACGCCGGCGCAGCCGAGGCCGATGGTCTTCCCGGTGCTGTTCTTCTTCGGCGGGGGTGGTGGGGGTGTGCCCCATCCGGGTTGTTGTGGTCCGCCCCATCCGGGTTGCTGCGGGTATTGCTGGCTCAAGGTTCCCCCCTTGTAGCGGTGTGCGTGAGATGGGGGACGTTATCCGATGTAGGTGGGGTGTGAAGGGGTGGGGTGTTTCTGTTACCGGGCTGGAGCGAATCGGTGAAGACGAAAGGGCCCGCTCCCGGGTGGGGGCGGGCCTTCGGCGTGCGCGGGGTCAGGCGTCGTAGACGCATCCCTCGTGCGGGAAGTTGCACGGCCTGGGGTGCGACTTGGAGGCGTCGCGGACGGCGATGATGGCGCCGATCTCGTCCATGCTGAGGCCCTTGACGAGGCGGTAGCTCTCGCGCCAGTAGTCGGCCTCCATGTACTGGGCGTCGTTGTCGGCGAGGAGGGTTGTGGCGATCTCGCGGAGTTCGTCCATGTCGAGGCCTGGTGTGGTGAGGCGGGCGCGGATCGCGTCGATCTGCTCGTTCGTCATGGGGCTGCTGCTGGGCATCAGGGGCTCCTGTCGGCGGCGGGTTGGGCGTATGGCGGGGGTCAGGCGGGGCGCCCCGTCTCGGGCGCCCCGCGGAGTCCTGGTCAGCTCTCCCAGCCTCGGGCGACGTCCCGGGCGCGGCGGAGCGCGGACGCGAGCGGCATGCGCTGCGCCTCCGGGATGTGCATGCTCACGGTGACGTCCCGGACTGCCGAGTCGTAGCGGACATCAGTAACGGTCAGGACCATGCCGCCTTCGACTGGGGCCACGGTGAGCTCGTCGTCCAACGCGGTGGCGTGCTCCCATACGGTGCGGGTGTCGAGGGCGTGGAGCAGGCTGACCATGTAGGTCGTGGTGATGCCGATCTCCGCAGTCTGCGCGTGGCTTGCGGTGATGCGGACCATGATCTCGGCGTAGCCGCGGGCTTCGCGGAGGCCGGCGGGGATGACGCGCAGGGTGGTGGCGTCGGGGGTGGTGTGCTCCCAGGGTTGGGGGGTGAGTTCGGCGATGACCTGGTTGAGGGCGGTGTGGAAGTCCACGGGGGTTCTCCTTCGGGTTCAGGCGGGTGTGATGGAGTGGGCGCGGACGCAGGACGCGACGGTCCGCCCGGTGTCGTCTGCGAGTTGGAAGCGGACGGCGCCGTCGCCGAGGTTGCCGCAGTTCAGGCACGTGCAGGGGTAGGTGCGGTGGGTGCCGTGGAGATCAGTGAGGGTGCCGTGGTAGCGGACGCGGGTGCCGGGTTCCCAGCGGATCAGCGGGTTCAGCATGGCGGCGTTCCGATCCGGTCAGGTAGGGGTGAGTGAGGTGGGTCGGACGTGCCATGCCGCGGTGCGGCCGGTGTCGGGGTCGGTGAGTTTGAAGCGTGGCTGGTCGATGGCGTGGGCGCGGCGGCAGGAGCAGAGCCACGCGCGGTAGGTGCGGCCGCGCTGGTGGGTGATGCTGCCGTGGTAGGTGACGGGCTGGCCCTCGGTGTACGGGTAGGTGAGCACGAGCGGGGCTCCTCAGGCGGCGAGTGCGGTGGCGAGCCAGAGGACGGCGATGAGGACCGGCTGTCCGCTGGCGTAGGCCGCTGCGGTGAGCTCGCGCACGGGGGCATCGATCGTGGCGAGGACGGCGCGGGCGGTGTCGGGCAGGTGCTCGTCGGCGGGGTGGCAGGCGATACCGAGCATGCGGGCGAAGGTGTCGCCCTGGCGCATGCGGTAGGCGTCGGCGTGGTTGGCGCGGTCGTCGATGATCGGCTGGTTGTAGCCGACGGGGAGGCGGCGGCGGTCGATCTGGGAGAGGTAGTTGTCGGCGGCGGCCTGGATGATGCGGCGGCGGCCTGGGGTGGTGTGGGTGAGGGCGGTGAGGGCGTGGCGGGTTTGGCGGGTTTGGGTGGGGGTGGTCATCGGGGTCTCCTTGCGGGCCGTGCTGGCCTGGGTCGTCTGCTGCGCCGTGGAGTTGGTCTCAGGCGGCCTCCGCGTAGCGGGAGGCGAGCAGGTGCTGCGTGCCCTTGTAGCTGTAGAGGCCCTCGTACAGCGCCTCGTCGACGACCCCGTAGGCGTAGACGTGAATCCAACGGCCGGTGGTGCGGTGCTGCGTCCAGACCTTGACGGTGTCGCCGCCGTTCGCCGCGCGGTAGGCCTTCGCCACGTGCCGGCCGAACCAGCTCTTCACGCCGTCCTTCAGATCTCCGCCGCCGACCCGCTCCAGGAAGTCGCCGGTCCGCACGAGCCGGCCGGCTTCGACGGCTGCGGCGATGTGGCCGGAGAGGGTGCGGTAGCCGAGGGCCTTGGTGGTGCGGACCGCGGTGCGGAGGGTGTTGCGGCGGGTGCGGGTCTTGGCGTTCATCTCGGGGTCCCCTCGTTGCGGTGATACCTACATGGTAGGCCTACCGCATTACGCATGTCAACTAGACTAGGCCTATCCAATGAGGCAAACTGGGGGTATGCCCACCACCGCCGAACTCACAGCCATCCGTACCCGCTACGAGGAAGCCGTCGCCGCCGCCGAAGCCGAACGCACCGCCGCCGTGAAGGCGGCCCTCGCCGCTGGCACCCCGCAGAAGGACCTCGTCGACGCCACCGGCTACACGCGCGAAACTCTGCGCCGGATCGCCAACCCCGAGGCAGCCGAGGCCATCCGCAACGCCCGCCGGACGAAGAAGGAGCAGACCGCATGAGCTACCGCCCGTACCCCAACCCGACCCGCGCCCGTCACCAGATCGAGCGCCACGACGACGAGACCCCTCCGCTGCCGGACGGTTCGGGGCGTCCGCTCTCGCCGTTCGAGCAGCACGTCATGGCGGGCGTGGAGGGTATGGGTGAAGCGCTGCGCCCGCAGTTGGAAGCGATGGGCAGGTCCCTGCTCGCCGCGTTCCGGCCGCGCCCGGCGAGCAGCGAGGAGAAGACCGCATGAGCACCGTCTACACCGTCGACGAACTCTCGACCATGCACAGATGCCCAGGACGAAGCGACTTCTCCACCGAAGAGGCATACCAACTGACCGCAGGAACGTACTTCGCGTTGATGCGTGAACGCGTACTCACCAAGGCCGAGACGACTGCCCGCCGTGAGGCATTGGCCGACATCTACGCCGGCAACGGACACGTGATCGCGTTCGACTATTGCGGGACTCCCATCAAGCGCGGCGACACGGTCCGGGCGTGGCGGCACGGGAAAGGCTTCGGCTGCGTCGTGCGGTTGGTGGACAGTCACCGCCTCTCTGATGATGTGAACAGCCCGTTCAGGGTCGAGCTTGTGCGCTGTGATGACGGCGTTGAGGTGGAGCGTTGGTCGGACCAGGTTCAGAGTGAGGAGACGAGCACATGAGCGACAACGCCACCCCCGAGCCCGAGCCGCAGCCCCTCTCCGGGAAAGACATGGAACGCCTGCTGCTCCTCGCCGACTGGAGTGGACCGGCCCCTGCCGAGGCGCTGGGCTGGACGGAACGGACGTTGGACGAGGCGTTTGAGCGGAACAACGCGGAGTTGAGGCGAGCAGCCGAGCGGCTCAGTGAGCGCCCGACGACCGGCGAGGAGCAGACCGGATGAGCGCAGCGACGCCCGTACCAGGCACGACCCGCTACCTGTGCCCCCTCGAATGCGGCTGGCACCACGACGTCCCGCCAGTCAGCCTTGAGCGGCTCGCCGAACTGGGCGCCGCCATCGACCCGGCCGTGGACGTCAGCGACGTGACCTCGTTTGCGCGCCAGGCGTACCTCGCGGAGGCGCGGCAGACGGATGCCGTGGCGCGGGAGCATCTGGCCACGCACACGACGGAGCAGTTCGTACGGACGATCCAGGTCCTGCGTGCCGAGGTGGCCGCGCTTCGGGACCGCCCGACCAGCAGCGAGGATGCGACCGAGTGAGCGCCCTACGCCCCGCCACGCTCGACGAATACCTGACCTGGCTACGCGCCTGGCTCACGCCCTGCCGGCCACCCACGCACGCCTACGACTACCCGTGGTCCCGGTGGACGTGGCTCACCGCCACCCGCGACTTCACGCTCGGCGGGGAGTGCGGGGCGAACGCTGTGCACATCCTCGTGCCTGACGGAATCGACTACGCGCGCGGCGACATCGGACACAACGAGCTGTACTTCATGAACGGCCCCGTGCAGTGCGGCGGCCTGGTGCCGGTGTTCTCCGACCCGGTGTTCCAGTCGCTGCCTGGTGTGCCGGAGTTCATCGCGGCTGAGCGGCTGAAGGAGGCCGCGTGGATGCGGGAGCAGGATGAGGCCGAAGAGCAGCGGCGACGGATGGCGGCAGACAGCGACGTGCCCCGGTGCGCCTGGTGAGCGGCGAGGAGACGAGCAGGCGAGAGTGGAAGCCGGGCGAGACGATCGGCCCGCAGGACTTCGGGACCACCCCCGCCGGCCCCAACCCGATCGGTGATGCGATGAAGCGGGATCTGGCGCGCCGGGCTGACGAGATGCTCGCGCAGCGAGGAGGCAAACGGATGAGCCGCGAGCACGTCCTCTCCCACCTCTACGTCATCTTCTACGACAACCAGCAAGGCCTCGGCCTCTGCGGCTGCGGCAACCCCGAAGCCGCCTACGACCTCATCCGAGACCTCCTCAGCCTCGCCCCCTTCTACGAAGACTCCCGCTGGAAGACCGCCGAATCCCTGACCGGGAACATCCCCGGCGCGCACCACATCGTCCTCGGTGCCATGGACCGAGCCGGGCTGATCGAGCACGGATCGAGCCAGAACGGGGCGTGGCTCACGGACAAGGGCGAGTGGTGCCTGGCCGCTATGCGGACGGCGGAATTCGACGACCTCGATCAGCACGGCTATCCGCACGATGGTGAGGCGTGCACGGACGCCTGCTGGCGCCTACCCGCTGAGGAGCGCACATGACCGACACGATCCGTCGCCGTAGCCTCCCCGACAGCCTCCGATGGCTCGCCGACAAACTCGACTCCGGCACCCTCACCGACGCCGAGACAGCCGGGGTCGCGCTGACGCTGCACTCCCTCGCCGAAGAAGTCGTGAGCGTCAACCGATGCGTGTCCGTCGGCGGGCACGACCGAAGGTGCGAACTCGGAAGCGGCCACGGCGGCTTGCACGAGAACAACGAGTTCTTCGGACTGAAGTGGGCCAACCATCCCGGAGACCCGGCAGACGCGGGCCCGGTGCGCCCGGGCGAGGAGACCACCACATGAGCTGGTCGAAGCCCTACTACACCCCGGCCGAGGGCGTGCAGGACCGGGAAGCCTTCCGCGCGATGCTCGCCCGTCTCAACATCGACAGCCACATCACGGTCAACGGGACGATCGCCATCGACCAGGCCGGGATGGAGCAGTTGGCCGCCTGGTTCGCCGAGCATGGCGACATGGTCCAGGCCGACGCGATTCAGCGGGCAATCGACGAGGAGCCCACACTATGAGCGACCCACTCAACTTCCTGATCAAGCTCCGGAAGTGCCTCAAGCCAGACTGCATGCGCAAGGTCAAGGAAAACGTGGCGTACTGCTGCTCACCCTGCGCCACGGCCGCAGACGGCAAATACGAGATCCACGAACACAGCGAGTGGTGCGACAAGCGCAACGACGAGCGTGGAGAGTGCGACGAGTACGAAGCGCTCCTGCTGAGGCAGTAACCGGACCACCGCATGACGAAGGCCCCGCCGGGAAACCAGCGGGGCCTTTCCGTGCCGCCTACTTGCCGACCAGCCACTCCACCGGCTCATCCAAATCCTGCGGCGAATACAGAACCCGCTCCGCACGCCCGAACCCATCCGGCACCTCGAAGAAGACGTTCCCCCGCACGCAGTCCCCACCCCGCACCTTCGCATCCATCGGATACACCGGCTGCGGCAACTCGGGCGCACTCATATGGAACGGCTCCATCCGCGCCCCGTCCTCGTAGGCCAGAGACCACACGAACGGGCTCACCGTCACCGGCTCATCGTCCTTGTTGCACACCTTCACCTCGACCAGGGCCAGCTTCAGCCCAGCTTGCAGCATTCCCGGCGGACTGGTGACGCCCTTGTCCTTGTAGGCGAACGCGGCGGCGGAGAAGTCGTAGCCGCCCGCGTTGACGTTGACGGTGTCCCCGAGGCGCAGCGTCTCCTTGCTGGGTGACGGGCTCGGACTCGGGGTCGGCTTCGTGGCGGTGGCCGACGGCGTGTCGGTGGCTTTCGACACGGTGGGCTTATCGGAGCCGTTGGAGCAGCCGGCGGTGAGTCCGGCGAGCAGCAGGGCAGCGGTGATCACAGTGGTGTTGCGCATGGTCCCCCCAAGGACGTTGTGGTGGGCGGGATCGTAGCGGCCAGTACCGACACAGCGTGCGGGAACGGCGAAGGCCTCACCGCCCGGGGGGAATTCAGCGGTGAGGCCTTCAGAGGTGCCGGGCGTGACCCGGCGCGTAGCTGCCAGTGTGGCAGGAACGGCAACTGGTCAGGGGTCGGAACGCGGGGCGAGCGGCGGCCAGCGGGCCCGACCCGTAGGCCGTCGAAGTCCGACCCCGTATCCGACCCGCCCACCACCGCGTTGACCTGCGCGTTCACTGCGTCGCTATGGCCTGCGCCTCCCACGCCTCCGCTGGCAGGATCCGCCACGTCTGGGTGTCGGCGCAGCGCTCCACTTCCGGGCCGAGCGCACGGGCCGCATCGAGGACCTGCTTCTCCGTGAGCCCGGTCGCGGCCTCCAGTTCGCGGCGTGTGCAGTTCCCGTACTTCGCCAGCGCGGCCCTCACCTTGTCCTGATTCGTCCCCCCGCTGACGGGCAGGACCAGCCGCTTCCCCACCGGGGCCTTCACCGTATCCGCGCCGATCCGGGCGACCTCCGCCGTGAACTCGTCCTTCGTCAGCCACATGCCCTTGTACGGGGCCGGCTGCTGGTGGTCCGGGGACTGGAGGAGGAACTTTCCGGGCGCGTCGAGGTCGCCGGGTTCCCATCCGGGGGTGGTGCCGAAGATGAACCGGCGGTGGTCGCGGTCCGCCATGCGCGTGCTGATGCGGACGCTGTAGTTGCCGCGGGCGTCGGTGGTCCCGCCGAAGACTTTCCGGGACGGCTGCTGGGTGGCGGCGATCAGATGAATGCCCGCGAACCGGGCCAAAGCGAGCAGAGATTCCAGCTTCCTCGTTGCCGGATCCTTCTTCCACGGGCCGACATCGGCCTGCCGGACCAGCTCGCCCAGCTCGTCGAACACCGCCCACAGTGCAGGCCGGCCGTGCTTGACCGGGTCCCACTCCTGGTCGCCAGCATCCGCGAGGATCTGTCCGCGCTCGCCGAGCTCCTGCTTCAGCCAGTCGAGGAAGGCGTGCGCCTGCTCCGGGGTCTGCGCGAGGTCTTGGAGGATCGGCAGCATCGGCGTCATCTCCGGCGCTCCCGGTTTGAGGTCGCAGCCGTAGACCACGATGTCCGGGCGGTCCGCGAGCTGGAGAACGATGGACCGAACCAGCGTGGACTTACCGAATTTACTGGACCCGGCTACGAGAGCATGCGCGTAGGCGAGGTCGATCCACACGGGGTTCAGGAACCGGTCGACGCCGAGAAGGACCGGGTCGCAGAACCGGCCGGCCGTCTGCCGCTGGTAGGGAATCACCGTGCTGAGCGGATCGCCGTCAATGAACTTCGCGATCAACTGGCTCGTCAGCGCCCCGTCCTCCAGGACGAACTCCCCGGCCACGCCGAGCCCGCCGGCCACCTTGGGCCAGGCGCCCCGGAGCTTCGTCCGGTCGAGAGTGACAGGCAGGTCCAGGACGGCCGTCCACCCTGTCCGGGTCCGCTCGACCGCGCATCCGGGCAGTTCAGCGCCGAACAGCTCGTGCATAACGGTCCTGATCCGGGTCTCCTCCACCGTCCGTCCGGACAGATCCGGACCTGTCCGGACGGGCTCCGGAGCCGTCATCTTGGCGAGGTGCTGGAGCTTGATCTGCTGGCCGATGCGGGCGGTCTCCAGCCGTACCGACTCCTGCTCGACCTTCAGATCGTCGTGCCGGGTGTGGTGCCGGTACACCACCCGGCAGCCCGCCGCCGCGGCAACAGCGACGAGCCACGCGTAGACGCCGGCCGCTCCATCCAGCGCGCCGGTGGCCCACGCCTGCCCGAACGCCCCGGCCGCCGCGGTGGAGCCCCAGGCCAGGGCGGGCGGCCACTTCTTCGAGAACACAGTCCAGGCGAGACTCCCGGTCGCGATTGCGGCACCGAACTCGACCGCGGCGGCGGTGGTGCCGTACTGCCAGTCCGCGACCAGGGCGGTGGCGGAGACGAGGGTGGGCGCGGCGAGGGCGGCGGCCAAGTCGGTGCGGGTGAGCTTCACGGCGGCTCCGTAAACGGTGCGGCCCCCGCGGTCAGGCGGGGGCCAGGGCGGGCGGCTACAGGTACAGGCCAGTGCCGTCGTCCAGGCGATCGCGGGCTTCCTTCAGACGGCGGTACGCCGTCGACAGAGAGACCCCGAGGATCTCGGCGGCGCCCGTTTTGGTGATCTGCTCACCGCGGTGGACACGCCGTGCCAACTCGGTGATCTGCTCCTCGGCCTCGCCGCTCGGGGCCGGGTGAAACGGCAGGTCGGACTGTCCGGACGCAGTCGCGGATGACCGTCCGGACGCGTACCTGAAGATCTCCGGAGACAGTTCGAACCACTCGGTGTTCCCGTTGCGGTACTGCGTGAACCGGGCATGCAGTGCCCGCTCCAACTCCGGTCCGCCGTGCAGGGCGAGGAGGACGCTGTCGCTGCGTAGTGCGAGCGCGCCCAGCCGGCTCTTCAGGTTCGTGGTGTACCCGATCTTCACCCGGCCGCCGTTGGCGATGAAGTAGACGACGCTGTCGTGGACGCCGCTCAACAGGCTCTCTACGGAAACCGGCATGGCGGAGGTGGTCAGTTCCTCGCGGGCGACGAGGCTGGTCGGCCCGCTGGTCAGGGCGGTCTCCAGCCCGCTGCGGAGCAGCTCGGGCACGACGGTGAGGGCGACCTCGATGCGGTGGGCGTGGCAGAGCGGGACCGGGCGCAGGGCGTCGGCCTCGCGGGTGCAGCGGCGTCCCTCGTCATCGGCGATGCAGTCGAGGGTGTCGGCTGGGGTGCTCACTGGTCCTCCAGAAGGGCTACAGGTACGTGTTGCCGAGGCGCTTGGCGGTGCGGCGGATGCTGTCGGCGTTGAGGTCCGGGCGCAGGCGGACGGCGGTCTTGACAAGGTCGTCGTTGCGGACGCCGTGTCCGGCCAGCGTCCGGACGAGATCGGACGGCCCGGACGCCTCGTCCGCGATCTTCCGGAGTGGATCCGGACGGGTGTCCTCGCTGGTGATCGGCTGCGGTGCAGACGTCCCGAGGACAACGTCCGGAGAGGCGGACGGACGTCCGGACTTCTCGTCCGGACTGTCCTGGACAACGGACGGGACATCCGGCCGACGGGACTCCAGCGCCAGGCGCAGCTTCACTGTCCGGTCCTTCGTGAGGAGCCGGTCTCGTTCACCGAGCGCGAGGGCCTGTTCGGTGCCGGCCTGCTGCTGCAGGGTGCGCAGGTAGGCCTCGTACTTAGGGTCGAGCTTGATGCGGATGGTGTGCATGCCGATCGCCCACACGCCCTTGGCGGCGACGGAGACGAGCGCGCCGACGATGCCGACGAGGAGAGCGTCGTCGCGGTGGCCGTGCAGGACGATCGCGGCGACGGACACGGCGAGCATGGCGATGCCTGCTTTCCGTGGGAGTTCGGCGCGCTTGCTGTCGTAGCGCAGTAGCCATTCGGCGATGAGGCAGGCGGCCCATCCGGCGTCGAAGACTCCGGCGACGAGGTAGGCCGCCCAGCTGGGGGCGAGGAGGGTGAGCATGCTGCCGATGGCGACGGTGCCCCAGACGATGGCGCCGATGGTCATGAGGCAGGCGACGGCGAAGAGGCCGCGTCGGAGGGTGGCGTCGAGGTTGAAGGGGAGTCGGATGACGGGGGTGTTGTCGGGGATGTCGTAGGTGACGTCGACGCCGTGGACGGTCTCGGTGATGGGTCGGCTGGGGTGGCGGAACGGGGCGCGCATGGCGGGGCCTCCGGGGCGGGGGTCGGCGGTCAGGGGTGGGCGCGGGCGGTGCGGGGGCGGTGGGTGCGGATCTGGTGGGCGATGTAGCAGGCGCCGGCGGTGAGGAGCGCGGCCTCGGGCTGGTGGGCGGCGGCTTCGGCGATGCCGGTGACGATGGCGAGGACCATCCCGGCGGCGAGTTGCGCGATGGTGTTGGCGGTTTCGGGGTGCATGGCGGCGAGGATGAGGAGGGCGCCGATGAGGAGGTTGCGGAGCAGGTGGCTTCGCATTGCGGTCTCCGGGTGTGGTCGGGGCGGATGGGTCTGGCCGGATTTCCAGGGCGCGCGTACCGGGTGGGGACGCGCGCCGTGGGCTACCGGTCAGCGGCGGCAGTCGAGCGTTTCCAGTTCGGTGTTGATCTGCTCGTGGAGTTTGTTGGCGAGGTCGCGTTGCTGCGGGGTGGACATGTGGTCGTCTTCGATCTGGCGGGCGAGGGTGGCCTCGGCGGTGATGGCGTTTTGGATTTGTTCGGTGGTGCGGGTGTCACGGCACATGGGGTGCTCCATTGGAGGTGGGGCCGCGCCCCGGCTGGGGGTGGTGCCGGGGCGCGGCGGTGTGTGGGGGTCAGCGGCGTTGGGTGGCCTGTTGGTCCATGACGCGGCGTACGTCCTCGGCGGCCTGGTAGTCGGCTTGGCATTGCTCGACGGTGGCGGGGGTGGCGAGGATCTGGTTCGGGCGTGGCGCGAGAGGCGCGGGGGTGGGCTGGCCAGATGGTTGGCCGTTACGCTCTTGCACGGCTGTCCTTCCTGTACACGGCAGGTGGATGGCTGGCCCGGCGGGAAGGTGAGATTTCCCGCCGGGCCGTTTTCATTGGCGAGCAGCGTGGGCTGCGCAGTACCGACTGTACGGGATACCCCGTACACTGGCAACGCGGCCTGCCCACGGAAGGGACAGGGCATGGAAGAGGAGGTGCAGCGCGTGTTCGACGCTCTCGCAGGTCTTGCCGACATCGAGGACCCGAAGGTACGCGCGCTCGCTGTGGCGAGGGTGCTCAAGGAGTGGCCCGACCACAGCAAGGCACTCCGCGAGATCAGGCGTCAGGCCGTACTCGAACTCCTCGCCCCGGAGGGAGCCACCTTCCGAGGAATCGCGAAGGAGTTGGGCGTGAAGCCGAGCACGTTGCAGGACATCGCTTCGGAGTACTCGCGGTGGGCGAAGCGCCCGAAGAAGGACCCTGAACAGCAGGCCGAATGAGAGAAGCCCGAGCGGCGTGAGAGGCCACTCGGGCTGAGAAGCACCCGACCCAAGCAAGAGAGAGGCGCTCCGTTGAGCGTACAGAACCAGACCTGTGGCGACGAGCAATGGGTGGCCATACCCGGATTCGAGGGTCACTACCTCGTATCGCCTGAGGGGCGCGTGCGAAGCATGAAGCGGCGCAATCACGACGGCAGCCCGATCTTCGTGAACTGGCGAAAGAACACACACGGATATGCGGCGGTGGAGTTGTGGCGCGACGGCAAGCCCAAGAAGCGCCCCGTCCACGCCCTCGTTGCGGCGGCCTTCCTCGGTCCACGCCCAATCGGCCAAGAGGTGAGGCACCTCGACGGGAACCGCATGAACCCACATCTGGCCAACCTGGCGTACGGAACCCGTAGCGAGAACAATCTCGACAAGCGGGCGCACGGGACGGACCACAACGCATCCAAGACGCACTGCCCGCAGGGCCACCCGTATGACGCTGCGAATACGCGGGTCATTGCATCCCGCCCGGGAGCGCGGTACTGCCGTGCCTGTGACGTGCTTCGCGGCAAGGGCAACCCGGACCGCGATTGGACTCGGTGCCCGCAAGGTCACGTGTTCGACGAGGCCAACACGTATGTAGACAGCAAGAACAAGCGGCACTGCCGAACATGCCACCGAGAGCGGCAGCGCAACCGCTACTGGGAGCGTAAGGGCGTCAACGCGCCGTCCGAGTAGCCCCGGCGTGTAGCGAGGCCCCGTCGACCTGGACGACGGGGCCTTCGCCATGCCCGGTCCGAGCCAGCGGGGTCGACCGGGGCAACGCCCAGCGTACGACGCGGGTACGACAACGGGCGCCTGCTCTGGGGGAGCAGGCGCCCGGTCTCCGGGGGCCTCTCACCCGCGCGGCGTGATCCCCCGGTGTGGGGCGCCGCTCGGCGGGAGGGTCCAGTCACCTGGTCCCGGCCTTGTCCCGGCAGACGGTGCTGGTGGCCGGGGTTGTGTTCACGCTCCTGTGCCCCGGCCCTTACCGGCGTGCCGACCAGCCCACCCAGGATGGCAGACCCCGTCAAGCCAGACGCGAGGCTCCGCGTGGGCCGGGGTGACGGCGGCCGCAGCGACAGACGGGGCGCCGAAGTCTGGCCTTGTCGGACCGGTAGTGGACTCGCAGGCGTTCCAGCAGGAACGACAGCATGGGCGCCTCCGGGTAGTTGGTGTGGGGCGGCGGCCGTCACCGCCGGGTGTTCGGGGAGTCTCCCCGAGATCGTTGCCGCCCCGGGTTCAGGATGCCAGACCCGGGCGCTGCTCCTCGAGGATGTCGCGGGCGGCGGCGAGTACGACATCGCGGGGCACGATGACGGCCTGTTCGTCGGGGCCGATGCCCGCTCCGTGCTGGGCGAGTTCGCGTGCCGAGATGTTCGGTACGCCGGGCGCCTTGCCGATGATGAGGTAGTCGCCGTTGTCGAGGGCGAGGACGGCCGGGCAACTGCTCTGTCCGGTGCAGCGGTCGGTGGGGCTGCTGCCGTAGCGGCGGGCGATCTTCACGACTGTTCCTTGGCCGGGTTGAGGATCGCGGTGTGGAGTTCGGCGAGCCGCATGTCCCACCAGCGGGCCAAGCTCGCGCCGAGGGGTGGCGGTCCGGCTTTGACCCAGCGTTCGTACAGGTCGATGACGCGGGACACGTCGGCTTCGGCGCTGCGGTGGAGCGCGGCGAGGACTGCGGCGGTCTGCCGGTCCACGGTGGGCGCGGGCTGCTCGCGTAGTCCGGCCGGGGTGGGCGCGGGCGTGCCCGCGTCGCCGTATAGCAGCCAGTCCACCGACACGTCTGCCGCTTCGGCGATGAGCGCCATGTCGAGGCTGGTGGGGCGGTGGCCGAGATGGAGGATCCCGGGCAGTCGGCGGCTGATGTGTGGGGCGAGTTGGCGGCCTGGTGCGGGCAGTGTGAGGCTGCGGATGCGGGCGGTTCGCGCGGCCGTGGTGTCGGTCGCTTGGGTCGTGGCCGGGCCGGACACGGGCTCGTCGGTGAGGCGCCGCTGCTCGCATGCGTCTTCTTCATCGATCGTCTGGTGCGGGAGTTCGCAGATCTCCGGCGAGGACACGGGCTCGTCGAGGGCTGCGCGCACGGCTGCGATGACGTCGGCCGCGTCCTCGTATGTCTCGGCGTCGCAGGCGACAGCACGGACGCGTTCGATGGCGGCCTCGGCCCCGTTGGGCCAGCCGCAGCCGTCGTGCGCCTCATGGTCACTGCGGTGGTCGGCGGCCAGCCAGCAGGTGTGTGCGTCACCCCACGGGCCGGGCGCACCGCACGCGGGTGCGCCGTGCAGTAGTGCGTCTGCGGCTTCGGGCTTCGGGCAGTCCATCAGCACGCACACGAGGTGTCCGCCGTCGCCGACTTGCAGGGTGGGGTGGGTGCAGGCGGGGCAGAAGCCTGCGATGTCGTTCGCGTTGATCGACGGGAGATGGTCGGTCACTTGGTCCTCCGTGCTGCGCGCTTCATGGCGCGCCGGGTCTTGCGGTTGGGCGGGGGCGGGTCGGGGGTGTCGTCGTCGACGAGCTGCTCGACGCGGACGAGTTCGGTGTCCCAGAGGGCGCCGGGCCGGGGTGTGTGCTCCGGCCTCGGCGCGGACGACGGGCCGCTCATGCGGGTTGCTCCGGTTCGTCCCATGCGACGGCTCCGCACTCGCGGCCGTCGATGATGAGCGGCGCAGCGTGCGGGCCGGTGTGGCCGGCGGGCTGGGTGCAGGTGGATTCGGGGTAGTCGTAGTGCGGGAGGCCGCACAGACGGCCGGTCACGGCTTGGCCTCGGGGTCGATCAGGTCGGCGGCGCTGGTCACGCCCTGGCAGAAGTCGCAGTCGGGGTCGCAGTGCGCCCTCACTACTGGTGCGTCACCGACGCCGAAGTGGGTGCGCTGCTCCTCGGCGAGTTGGTGGGCGTGCTGGTTGAGGACGAGGTCGGCGAAGGTGTGGGAGAGGCCGGTGCGGATGAGGCGCTGGCGGGCGGTCGGTTCGGGCTGGTCGGTCAACGGGTCTCCCGGGGGATGCCGGTGTACGGGCAGAGGGTGTCGATGCTCTGGTGTCGGGCTCCGCAGTGGCAGCGCCAGGGCCGCCATCGTGGGGGGAGGAGACGTGTCACGGCTGGCCTCCGAGGATTGCGCGGGCTACGGCGAGGGCGTGCGGGTTGGTCTTGGACTGGCCGTCGGCGTCGGGGAAGAGGCTGTGCAGGCTGACGGAGTTGGCGCGGCATTCGTCCAGCCAGGTGGCGAGGGGTTCGCGTGCCCGGACGAGTGCGGCGACGGCGGGGGTGGCGGTCATCGCACCCCGGAAGGTGGCGCCCCGCAACGTCTCGGCTGCGGCCTTGAGTTCGTCGCTCGGACTGGTCATCGCTGCTTCTCCGGGTCGATGAGGTCGGCGGCGAAGTCCATGACCTTCGTCGCCTGTACGGCACCGCGCGTCTCGTCTCGGCTCGCTCGGATCTGTTCGGCGAGCTGGTGGGCGTAGGCGTCGGCCAGGGCTTCGGGCGCGGGGCACGCGGGGCCTCCGCACATGCAGAGTTCGTCGTCGGTGAGGGCGCGGAGGAGACGTTCGCGGGCGGTCTTGGTGTGCTTGCGGTAGGGCTCGGCGAGTCCGCAGAGGAGGCAGCCGCCGGTCTCGTCGTCGCGGATGAAGCGGTGCCGGATGTCTTGGGCGTCGCCTGCGGTGCCGTCGATGCCTTGGGCTTGGCGGGCGGTGTCGCCTCGGTCTTGGAAGGCGTGGATGTCGGTCATCGAGTGCTCCGGGTGTGGGTGCGTGTGCGGTAGAGGGCGCGGGCTGGCGGGCGGCGGGGCTTGGTCATCGCTGCTCGTCGCCGTCCGTGTCGTTGTGGCAGATGCAGGGGCAGTCGGTTTCGCCGGTCTCGCAGCAGTCGATGACGCGGCCGGAGACGGAGTGGATGGCGTTGCGGCGCCCTTGCTCGGCGTCGGGGTTCTGCTTCGGCACGGTCATCGTGTGCTCCGGGTGCGTGCGGTGTGGTAGAGGGTGCGGGCTGCCCAGCGGAGGGCGAGCAGGATGGCGGAGATGAACGGGGCGCAGACGATGCCGACGCCTAGCGCGTAGCCGGGGTTCACGCGGCCTCCTCGAAGTCCGGAGGCTCTGAGGGCTCCTGTGGGGCCTGTGAGCCTCTGGCGCGGGTACGGGCAAGGATCCGGGCCCGGAGCCACCCTCGGGCCCACAGAGGGCGCCTGAGCCGCTTCCTGACGGCACGCCACGCCCACGCGACGGCAGCCGCTGCGCCGAGGAGCAGCAGCGTGCCCACGACCGCGAAGACGGCAATCCAGGCGAGGAGCGCCCACAGCATGCGGTCGATCGCCTCGTACAGGTCGACGATCACGGCGACCGCCTGCTCGGGTCCGTCTCGACGGCGAACGTGGTCGTGACTCGCACGAGCCGGTACCGGCACTTCGGGCTGGCGCCCCGGCGCTCGGCCATGAACTCGGCCGCGCGGCTGAGCGGGAACAGGTTGCTGGTGTGGTCGCTCCAGGCGCCGCCGGGCTTGTACTGGATCTGGAGCATCCACGACGTCTGAGGCGGGCGTTCGTGTCGCGCCATGGTCAGGCCTCCCCGTCGGGCTGCGCCACAACAGCGGGCGCGGCTTCGGCAAGTGCTGCACCCAGGGCGTCACGGAGCTGGCCAGCGGCCTGGACCTGGAGAATCAACTGCCCGGCAGGAGCGAACTCGGCGAGGTTGACGGCCTTGTTGATCCACACGGCTACCCGTCCGTCGTGGTGGACGGCACCGGCGGACTCGTCCCAGAACAGCAGCGGCGGCTCGGTCTCGGGCTGTGGCGTCTCGTCGGCCATGCGGTCGAAGGTGTCGGCGAAGGCTCCGCGCCTCACCGCTACGGCAGCTTCACGGAATGCCTCGGCGCGGACGGCGGCCTGGTCGATGCTCGCGGGCAGCACGGACAGGACCGCGTCGGCGATCTCGTAACTACGGGCCCTCGCAATGACCTTCGGCAGCGTGTCGAGCAGGATCGGCACCGCCACATCGGCGATGTGGTCGCGGAGGTCGGCCCGGTCTGTGGCAGGCGCAGGCCCGGCAGACACGACGGCAGGCTCGTAGGTCTCCGCGAGCACGTCCTCAGCGACCGGATAAAACTCGCCCTTCACACCACACACGACGTGCTGCCCGGTGTACACGCCGACCCACGTGGAGTGCAGGACGTCGAAGACCTGCGCGGTGATCTCCGGGTCCTCGGCGCGGTCCTCCGGCGGGACGGCCTCGAAGCGGTGGTTGGTGAAGGCGATCAGCTCGGCTTCGTTGCTGCCAGTCCACTGGACGGTGTCGACCTCGATGGGGCGTTTGCGGTAGCGGGTGATGGTCACGGTGTGGCTCCTCCGGTGTGGGTGTGCGGGGGCGGACGATCAGACGGCGGCGGGCGGGTTGCGGCGGTAGACGTCGAGTGCGGTGCGCCCGTTGACGATCAGGTGCGGGGCGGCCTGCTTGGCGAGCTGCTGCGCAGTGCTGAGGCCGAAGCGATGCGTGGCGATCCACGCGTCATCGCGCTCCGAGGGCCGCGGCTCGTACTCCCACACGCCATCAGCGCCGAGACAGAACGGCCGGTCGAGGACCGCCCACGAGTCGGGGCCGCGCCACTCGATGCTGATCGTGAAGTGGCGGCGGGGCTCGGCGTCGGCGGGGAAGATCGACACCTCATAGCGGGTGGCTTCGACGAACGGGATGGGCGGCTGGTCGTGGTGTTGGGGTGTGGTGGGCACGGCGTGGCTCCTCGCGCGAGGTAGTGATCGACTTGCGGGTTTAGGCGGCTTCGGGCTGGTCGACGAGGTGGAGGTGCGGCCGGCGGTCGCGGTGGTAGGTCCAGTCGTCGAGGGCTTCTAGGAGGGCGGCGACGTGGGCGGCTTGCTGGTCGGGCGTCCATGTGGGGCGACGGTCTGCGGGTGCGGGCCTGGTCGGGATCGCCTCACTCATCAGCCGCTCGTACGGGCTCGTCATGCGACGGCCTCGGCTTCCTGGTAGCGGCGGTGGTGGACGGCACGCAGCGGCATGGGGTGGCCGCTGGCGGTGCGGCAAGCAATGCCGGGGGTGACTTGGCATTGGGGGCAGCAGGCGGTTTCGCGGGCCCATTGGGCGGCGCGGCGGGGGTGCGGCTGGTTGAGGGGGCGGCCGAGGAGGGTTTTGCAGGGTTGGCCGGTGGGGGCGTGGCAGCCGGGGCAGGGGATGGTGTGGGCGTGGTGGGTGGTGTGGGTGGTCATTCGGGTTCTCCGGTCTGCTGTTCGCGGGCGGCGGCGGTGTGGGCGGTGTGTGCGGTTTTGCGTGCGTCGTGGCTGGCGACCTGGAGTCGGCGGCCGCGGGGGCTGGTGCAGCGGCTGCCGGGCGGGGCCCCGCACCAGGGGCAGCGAGTTACGGCGTCTCGCCGTGCTCGAAGCGGGCGCAGCGGCCGAGGGTGTAGGCGGCCTCAAGGTGCGGGCCGACGGCTATGCCGGGGTGAAGCATCGGCTTCGTCAGGTCCCCTTTCAGGGGTGTGGTCGACGGCCGGCCGACGGGAATGGGCATGGCTCCCAGGCGCTGCCAGGCGACTAGCTCGCCGGCCTGGATGCTGTTCAGGTCGGCGCCGAGGCGTTCCAGGTCGGCTATGGCGAGAAATACGTGGAGGCCGTACAGGGCCGGCGGGAACTCGCACTCCTCGGAGCAGCGGTGGGGCTGCCCGCAGTAGGCGCCGCGGGTGACGCTGTGGTGGAGGGGAGCGGCGCCGTTGGTGTCGGGGATCTGCCCGAGGATGATCAGGTTGGTGCTGCCGCCGTTGGGGCCTATTCCTTTGGTGGGGTGGACTGCGTCGGCGAGGAGGTTCATGTCGAGCCAGTCTTGGCTTCCTTTGACTTCGACCCACCATCCGATGTCGGGAAGGTGGAAGTCGGGCAGGTACGGGCGGCGCTGCTCGCCGACGAGGTAGCCCTGGGGTTCGTATTCCCAGCGGATGCCGAGGTCGTTGAAGACGTTGGCCCAGCGGGCTTCGAGGCGGCTACGGAAGTGGTGTCCGGCGTAGTAGGTCTCGATTGCCTGGATGGTCACAGCTTTGGTCCCATCGAGCGGAGTCGGGCGTAATGGCCTTGGAGGATGAGCGGGACGATCCGACCGGCGGGCCCGTTGCGGTTCTTCGCGACGATCAGGTCGATCTCTCCGCTGCGGTCCGGGATGCCCATCTCGGGGTCGGCGACCGGCGGCTTGTGCATGAGGACGATCACGTTGGAGTCCTGCTCGATCGCCGAGGAGTCCTTGAAGTCGGACACGGTGGGCTCGCGGCCGACGGCGCCTCGGTTGAACTGGGCGAGGGCGACGACGGGGATCTCGAACTCCATGGCGAGGAGCTTGAGGTTGCGGCTGATCTCGGCGACTTCGTTGGCCCGGTTGCGGTCTTTCTTGCTGGGCTCGGGTGTGACGAGCTGGAGGTAGTCGGCGACGACGATGGCCGGGGTGCGGCCGGTGCCTGCCATCCAGCGGACGCGGGTGCGGATCTTGCTGACGGTCAGGTTGGGGCTGTCGTCGAGGATGAAGTTGTGGGCGTTCTGGAGCTTGGGGGCGGCGCGGAAAACTCGCTCCCAGTCGGTGGGGCTGAGGTTGCGGCGGATGAGCTTCTCAACGTTGACGCCGGCTTCGGCGGCGGTGAGGCGGGCCATGAGTTCGCCGCCGCCCATTTCCATGGAGGCGACGAGCGCGGGGCGGCTGCGGGTGAGGGCGACGTGGGCGGCGAGGTTGACGCCGAACAGGGACTTGCCGCCTCCGGTGGCTGCGCCGACGGTGATGAGTTGGCCGGGCTTGAGTTCGATGACGTCGTTGAGGTCGTGCCAGGGGGTGTCGAGGGCGCGGGGGTCGTGTCCGGCTTCGAGTTCGTCGATGAAGCCCATCCACCGGTCGGCGACGGAGAGTTTCTCGTCGGCGGTGGTGACGCCTTTGGCGGCGGCTTGGAGGTCGGACATGACGGCTTCGAGGACTTCGGCGGCGGCTTGGGTGGCGGCGAGGACGCGGCTGGTGCCGGAGCGGGTGGCGCGGAGGATGGCTCGGAGTTGGGCGTGTTCGCGGATGATCTCGGCGTATCCGGCGGCGTTGCCGACGATGGGTACGGATTGGGCGAGTTCGTGGATGTAGGGGGCTCCGCCGACTTTGGTGAGTTCGCCGGTGGCGAGGAGTTCGGCGGCGACGGTGATGGGGTCGATCTTGGGTTTCCGGTCGCGGCAGGCCATGTCGATGATCGTTCGGTAGACGATCTGGTGGCGGGGCTCGTGGAAGTCTTCGGGGCCGGTGAGGATGCGGTCGATGGTGTCGATCGCGGCGGGGTCGTAGAAGGTGGAGCCGAGGGCGGCTTTCTCGGCTTCGAGGTTGTGGGGTTCGGCGGTGGTGGCGGCTGCGTCCCAGAGTGGTTCGGTCATGCTGCGTGGCCTTTCGCTTTGGGGTTGCAGGCGGGGCAGTGGGTGAGGCTGCGGATGCCTTTGCCGTCTTCGGTTTCTCGGGTGCGGGTGACGGGGTCGCAGTCGGGGTCGCCGCAGTGCGGAGGCTTGGGGCCGTGGCTGCCCTTGGGCGGCTGCGGGTCGACGGCAGGGGCGAGGCCGAGCCAGCCGGACTTGAGGAAGAACGTGGCGAAGCTGATCGGCTCGCCGTTTCGGGTCTTCAGTCCGCGGGCGAAGGTGACCATCTGCTGGACGCCTGCGCGCTGCTGGACTCTGGCGATGGCCTGTACGTCCTCGGGTTGCATCTGCCAGGAGACGCGGATGCCGGCTTCGCTCATGGCTTTGATGAGCGGCTGGATGTAGTCGAAGGCCTTGGGGATCCGGCTCTCGCTGCTGTCCTGCGTGCCCCGTTCGGCGGCGGGGGGAGGGGAGGGGTAGTTGGTGTTTGTGTTACTACCGTTATGGGGTCCGGATTTCGGACCCCCAGGGGTCCGGATTTCGGACCCCCCCGGTCCGGATTCTGTACCGGTCCGGATTTCGGACCGGTCCGGATTCTGTACCGGTCCGGATTTCGGACCCCCTTCATGGCCTGACCTGCTGCGATGCTGTGATTTCGAGGA